CTAACGGCGGAGTCTAGCACGATTGTCAGGGTTTTCCTGACTTTACAAACGGGCGGCCGTTCAAAGGCTTCCCCCAGACCGACACCGGTCGAGTTGCGCGCGAACGGTGTCACGGCCGCCCGAAACAGCGAGGGCCGGCTTGGTGAGGGCCGGCCCTTAAGCTGTCGAACCAGAGAACCACGAAAGGGATCGTGGCCTTCAGGCTACCACGCTCAGAACGGCAGTGGCAAGTCGTCGAGCGGATTGGGGACCAGCTGTTGGCCGCAGCACGCGCACTTGGCCGGCAGCTGCACCGGGCCATCGCAAATGATGCAGCGGCCGTGGTCCCACCACTCCTGACAGTCATGGTTCCACACGCCACGGCGATGCTGGTTGCGCAGCTTGCACCAGAAGACCATCAAGTCTTCGTAAAATTCTTCGTGCGTCTGGAGGGGCATCACGACGGCTCCCGCAGATGCGGCGTCAGGGCCTGTTCGAAGGCGACCACCGCGGTTTTGAGGTTCTCGAGCACGTCAATGTTGCGTGGGTCACTCGGGCGGAGAAAGACTTGCGTGGCCAGCTGTTGCGACGTCTCCCCATCCGGCCCCTCGCGCACCAGTTCGTGGACCACCATCACCGGCCGCCCGTACTGAAAAATCTCGTCCATCGTGGCGCGCGCCGCGCCCTGCGTGCCGATCGGCAGTTGCTGGCCATCCTGCCGGATGAGGCTGATGGATTGGTCTTCGTCGGGGTGATGGAACACCATCGCTGTCGCCTCGGATACCTCGTCGGCTTCCTCACGCACGCCGCGGTCGACGCTCTCGGGCACGTCAAACCCATGCGTCTTCATCTGGTCGAGAATCGATGCCTTGTCCTGGCCAAACACCGTGCACAGCTGCATGATGGGCCGGCGGAGCTCGAGGAACAGCGGATTGCCGTCGACGAGCTTTTTCAGATTGCTCAGCGTTAGGCCCAGGATGAGCACATCGCCCGCGTAGAACTGTAGCGCCATCATCTCGCCTCCCTTCCGTTCGGTTCGGTAAAGCCCAACCACAAAAACCCCAATGATTTGGTTCTCCCCCCGTACCCCCCTCTCCAGTACAAATACAAAGAAAGGGAAAGAGAAACAGATACGGAGTACGGTCCCTTCGATACCCCTTCGAAGCCCCTTGCCTGCCCCTCCTAAGCCACTCCTATGACCCATCGAAGGGACTTGAGATTTGTAAGGATGGTCCCGTGTCAGGAATTTCGTCAACAGCTTTTCCACAGGCTGTGGAAATCTCACACCACCTCGTCAGGGTTTCGCCCGACTTGACGTTCCACGTGGAACATGCCCCCAGGAGGGCCGGCAGGACTCTCCGTCCACTTCGGAGCGAGTTATCAGCATGGAGCGCTCACTCACCGGCCCGCGAGGATTCTATAAAAAATCCCGAGCGGGAACCATCTACGCGCGGGGACCGTGACTCCGGCGCGCGGGGGCCTGGGGGGTGCGAGCCTGCCTGCGTCCTGGCCGCGGCGCTGCGCGTTGCCCGCAATTGCACGAACCGTCGCCGCTTCGATACAGCACCGGACTGTAAGTCCCGTTCCACTACCGCTAAGCCTCTGAGCCGTAAGGCTTTAGCGTCACTGTGGTCCGCAAGCTGTGGTCCTTTCGCCTTACCTAAGACGGGGCGGGGCGCGGTTGCCCGCGTGTTGCCTGGGGATTGCGCGGTCGGCGTCGTAAGGCTAAGGATTACGGCACGGCGGTTGCTCCGTCTAGCTCTGGTGGTCCGTCCCAATGGCTGTTAGTCGGTCCTGGTCGTGGCTGACGCTGGGCCCAGCTGGCGCGGGTGGACGTTTCGAAGGGGGTTGTGATGGTCTTCGATGTAGCGGTACGGCTGACGGCGGGCCGATTGGGCGACATCTCGCGATGGGACACGGCGCGGGCCGTTCTGCCGCCGTATGGGGGTGGGCGGCGAGTGTTCCTGCACTGCGGGCCGGTGATGTCGTGGTACTGCGGGCGGATTGGGGGTGCACGGTGAGCGGCGGCGAATTACTCACGCCGATTGTGCTCCGGGTGCCCGCGCAAAGCTGGCGCACGTATCGACACGGGGTCGAACGGGAGGAAACCGCGGCCGCGTGCACGGTGGTAGTTGAACTAGATTCGGCGGAGTTGTGGGCGCTAGTCCGCAAAGCGGCGCGAAACAAATCGGGGCGTTCGAAGTCGGGCCCGGCGATTGCGAAGGTGCGCTATCACGGCGGGGGGGCGCGATGAGCGGCGGGCCGACGAAGGCGCGAGAGCTTGGCATTCTCGATCGGGCGATTGCGGAGCTTGGGCCGAATTCCTATCTGGCGCCGTGGCTGTCGTCACAGCGGGCGGCGATTGAAACGGACCTACGTTGCGATCACTTCCCGACGGTCTACACGTTCGCGGAGTATCGGGCGGAAGCGTGCCGAATTCGCGAAGCGGCGGAGTTTGCCGGGCAGGAAATCAGGCAAGCGGCGGAGCGGCAAGCGGCGGCGATTGTTGAGCGTGGGCGGCGGGAAGCGGAGGACATCCGGCGCTACGCGCGGAAAGCCATTGAACAGTACGCGGCCGAAGTCAATGCAATGGGCGGTGTGCGGTGAGCGGCGATACCTTGCGGCATGTCTTCGCGACGTTCCTGGGCATTCCGCCGGATACCTCGACTGCGCCGGTCTGCGGGGCGAAGCTGAGCGACGCGTACAACGGGCGCGGGATGCCGGATTGCCCGGCGTGCACGGCCATCCTGGAACGGTGGCGGCGTGAGCGTCAGCCGGTGCGGTGTGCGTGCGTGCGCTGTGGCGTCGTGCGGTGGCTGTTGCCGGCCGACGTCGGCGCGTTGCATTACACGGCGCGTGATGGGTACTGCTGCGGGCCGTCGGGGCGGTTCCTGCCTGCGCCGAAAGGCGGTGAGCGATGAGCCGGCGGCGCGTCAGCTGTCCCGATTGCCGGGAGTCGTCGACGGGCCGGTGTCGGTTTCATCGGCCGGAGGTTTCGGCGTATGAGCCGCGGGCGGTGGCGTCCTGGGTTCCGTTGCGATTCGGCGCGGGGTGGCAGTGGTTCTCCCTGGTCGATGTCCCGGCGGAGCGTGCGGAGCGCGCAAACTTCGTGATTACCTGCCTAGATGGCGATTGGTCCGGGTTTCGGACCTTGGCCGATTGTCTCAAGCAAACCATGCCGGCGCGCGTTGGCCATTACTGGATTGAGGAACGATGAGCGCGAACGGGGGCGCGGTCGTCCGCTGTCCGGTGTGCGAGTCGTCGGTGTCCTGGGTACCGGGGGAGGGGCCGGGGCGCGGGTGCGTCCTGGTGCCGTCCCTGGGGCCGCGGGGCGTGGTCCTGGTGGCCAAGCTCGCCGGGTTCTATGCGTGTAACCGGTGTGAATGGGCCGGGCTGAAAGGGGGCGAGCGAACCGAATAGGCGCGGGGCCGTCCTGGTGAGACGGGTCGCGCGGGCGTGTGGTAGCGTTGTCAGGTTTCTGCTTACAAACTTTCGAAAGGGATAACAACCATGAGCACGATTAACGAAATGACCATCGATAAGGCGGAGTCGGCGGCGGCGGTGGTGGGCGTGGCGCAAGCGCAATGGTTCCAGCGTCCGCCGGATGAGAAGTTCGCAAGCCTCGACGCGTTGATCGATGCGGTCGAGAACCGGCGATCACGGTCGATGGAAGTCAAGATCGATTCCCGGAACTTGCGCGCGGTGACGGCGGATGATGGCTCGTTGCGGTTCACGGGCGCAACCGGGCTGCTGGCGGGGGCCGGCGTCGTGCCGTCGAATTACGCGTTTGGGCAAGCGGCCGGCCTGGTCGGCTACGGCGCGCGGGAACTGCGCAAGCTCAACGACCGGCCGGATCTGGTCGTCTCCATCCTGAACCATCTCGCGGACAAGCGCGGCGAGGAAGTTAAAGCGATGGTGGTCGATCCGGTGAGCACGGATCTCGATTCCATCGAACCGGCGACCGAGCCGGCGACGCTGGCGGCGCTGACGGGCCCTGATTACGGGCGGATCTGGGATGTCGACGTCGCACGGGCGGCGCAAACCATCATCGACCGCACGGAGGGGCGGTTCTTCTCTCCCATCGATTGGGGCAAGGAAAAGCGCGCGCTTTTCGCCGGCGATCGGGACGTCTTCCTGTTCTTCTGCGATGGCGGGTCGATTGTCGACGGGGGCGGATCGCGCGACCAGCTACACCGCGGGTTTTACATGTGGAATTCCGAGGTCGGTACGCGGTCGATGGGGATTTCAACGTTCCTGTTCCGCGCGGTCTGCGGGAACTTCGGGATCTGGGGGGCCGAGGACGTTCGCGTCGTGAAGATTCGGCACACGTCGGGCGGGCCGGAGCGGTTCATCACTGAAGCGGTCCCGGCGCTGAATGAATTCGTGAACATGACGGCGAAGCCTCTCGAGGCGCGCATCAAAGCGGCGAAGGCGTTCGCACTGCCGGCGACGCCGGACAAGTTCGCGGAGTTCTTCAAGGCGCGCGGGTTCAACGGAGCCGAGGTGCGGCGCGCGATTCAATTCGCGGATTCCGAGGAAGGGCAGCACGGATCGCTGTGGGACATGTACAACGGTTTCACGGCGATGGCGCGGCATCTGGCGTACGCGGATGCCAAGCTCGATTTGGAAACGCGCGCGGGCAAGTTGCTGGATCGTCTGGACGTCTGAAGCCTGGCCGAGTGGTGGGGGCGATTGCCTCCGCCACTCGCGCGGAGCCTCCTGGCGGCAGGGGGTTGCGCGCGGGTGGTTCCCGCACAACGAAAGGGGTTCAGACGATGGCGAGACAAAGACAGACGAAAGCAGATCGGGCACTGGACGCGATGATCGAACGGACGTATGAGGCGCACTGCGCGGGCACGTCGATCAACATCCTGAATATCTCGAAGGTCTTCAAGGCGGGGCGGGATGCGTGGCTCCGTGCGGGGACCGCGGACGCGGTGACCGAAGCGGTCAAGGGCGCGATTGCGGTCTACAACGAAAGCGGCGCGCGGTGAGCGCGGGCCTTCAGCGTCTGCGCGTTCCGGTGTCGTGGGTCGACATCACACGCGACCGGTATCACGAAATGCTGAACGTGTTGCCGCCGGCGGCGTGGGTCGGGGGTGATTTCTTGGTCGGGGAAGCGGTCGACGATTGTCCGCTGACCGGCCGGGTCCGCTTCGCGATGTTCCGAGAAGTGGCCGGCGGGCGGTTCCTGGAAAGCTCGCGAGCGGTCACGGTGGCCGAGTTCCGCGCCATCCATCGCGGGGCGGCGTGATGCTGCGCGCGTGTTACCTCGCCGCGGGGGCCGGTTGGCTCCTGGCGGCGGTGGGCGCGGGCGTCTCAAGTGAGGCGCTCGCGGTGGCTGGGTTGGGCCTGTGTGGGCTAACCTTGCCGGTATGGGCGTGGGCCTATGCGAAAGGGGGCAAGGGGTGACGGTGGTCACGTATCAGCATGGTTACCTGCACGGGCGGTCGATGGCTCTGTGCTTTCGCCATGCGCGGAGCGAACATCCAACAACGGCGCGCATCTTCGGCACGGTGGGGCCGGCCCTGGTGGGGGCGCACGATGGCCAGTGCCAAGCATGCGAAGCTGAGCGACACGAAAGGGAAGGGGTGAGCGATGGATCTGGTTAGTCATGCGTTGGAACTGATGCGCGGGTCACCGGAGTACACGGCGGACGCGCGAGCGGGCGCGGCGGTCGGTAACACGGTGATCGGTTCCGTGATGAATCTGACCACGGGAGCGCCGCGACAGCTGACAGAGGAGGCGGTACGGAAGGCGTTGCGCAAGCTGGACGCTGAACGGCGCACGCGCAAGCGCTAGGCGGTCGCGGGCGGGGTTCGTGGGCCGGTCCGGGGTTTCCCTGGGCCGGCCTTTTCTTTTGCCCTGGCGGGCCCTAGCGGCGCGTTCGGCGGGTGCCTGGGCCCATCCTGGGGGCCGGCGCGGGCGCGTCCTGGCGGGGCCCTGGTGCCGTCCAGCTGGGCACGGCGTCTCAGTCGTCTAAGTCTTCCTGTTCGCGCCGTTTTCCGACTAAAGTCAACCGTACCGGACTGTCGCTGACTCGATACACGTACGACGTTTGGCCCACTGTGCAACCACGAGCCGTCGTGGGACACTGTGTGGTTTTCCGGGCCGGTTGGTGCAGCCTCGAGCATTCCCGCGCACTTCCGAGAACCTCGCCCCGCCGCTCCCGCCGCCGCCCCGGGCCCCGCCCCCCGACCGTGGGTGCGAGACGTGGCCCACCGTGCATGCGAGACGTGCGGTAAACAACCGTGCATGCGTGACGTAAGAATCTATTTGACAAACTTTCTCAACACGCGATAGGGTGTCACACTTCGTCAGGTATTGACTTACAGTCGAGCCGAATTCCTGACATCGGGTGCGGCCGTGGAACTGGTTAACGAAAGCTCGATCGCCTCACGCACGCTCAAACCGCTGGCCCTGCGCCAGTGCGTCGCGGTCTACACCACGAAGGGACACAAACCGATCACGCTGCATGTGCGCGAGCACCACGCCGTGCGGTTGATGCATTACCGGGCGCAGCCGGCCAAACGCTGGCTCACGATCTATATCCCGACCCGCTGGAGCGAGGACCATCTGTGGGAAGATTTCGCGCCGCATCTGGCGCAACAGATTCTCGCCGGCTTTATGCAGCTGGCCGGCGAACCGCTCAACGTTCCCCATCTGATGGATCCCCCTGAACAGCAGCCACGCTTTCAATATGCCGCGTTGATCAAGTTCTACAACCGTCTGCCCTCCTCCAAAGATCGCGATGAAGCGAAGCGCGTCGAGCTCGAGGCACAGATTCGGCGGGCTCGCCGGCGGCGTGATGCCTATAAAACGCTGGTCCGCAAACTCTCGAATCACTTGGATCAGGTGAATTTCCGGTTACGGCGGCATTATGCCCGTGAAGCTGAAACCGCGCGGTAGTTCGGTTGATCGTTTGCAACAGGCGGCGCAGCGTTTACGCACGTTGCGCGAGGCGTTGCAGTGCGACGCGGCGGTGGTCTGCCTGGATCTGGAAGCGACCGGCCCGTTCCGTGACTACGACCGGGTGTGTGAAATCGGCGCGGTGAAGGTCCGCACCGATGGGACGTTTACGATCCTCGCCACGCTCATCAATCCGGGGATCCCGATCCCGAAGGATGCGAGTGCGACGCATGGTATTACCGACGCGGACGTGCAGGACGCGCCGCGTTTCATCGAACTGGCGCGGAGCTTGGCCAATGGGTTGAGTGACGTCGTGCTGGTGGGTTACAACCTGCGGTCGTTTGATATGCCGCTGCTGACCCATGAACTGAGCCTCGCCGGCTTCGACATCGACCTCCATCGACTCCCGGTGATCGATGGCTTCTCCATCTACCAACAGCGCTTCCCGCGCGACCTCGATGCCGCGGTGAAGGAATTCTGCCAACGTGAGCGAGAGGCGGCGCACGACGCCGGCATCGACGTGGCCGACACGATTGATGTCGTACTGGGGCAGCTGGATCGCTTCGCGGATTTGCCGCGCGACGTCGCGGCGCTCTCGGTGTATTGCGACCGGAAAAAGCCGGCCTACATTGATCGCGCCGGCAAGTTTCAATGGCGCGATGGTGTGCCGATTGTGGCCTTTACGAAAAATGCCGGGGTGCCGATGCGTGACCTCGATGCCGGGTTCTATAGCTGGATTTTGCGCGGCGATTTTGATCCGGACACGAAAACGATTGCGCTCGAGGCGGCGAATGGGGTGTTTCCTGAACATGCCGAAAAAGCCGAAACAGAAGCTACGACGGCGAGCGGATTTCTCACGCCGTAGTTACGAAGAAGTCATGCAGGAACTGTGTCCGACCAGGGCGCGCGTGCAATTGTCGATTTACGATTTCACACGCACAGCCTATCGCTCCTTGCCGGGGGCGTTTGTCTCGGCGGTGATTGCCAATGCCAACGAAGGCAAGCGATTACTGCGTCTGCTGCATGCCGTGGTCGAACGGCGCGAGTGGCAGGACCGGGCGCGCAAACCATCAGGGGGGACTGATGCGGCGCAACCGTAACCGTCTGGGTGGCTTTCTCTGGGGTTGGCTACGGGCGCAATGGTGTGTGCTAAATGGCGGGCATCTCACCACACGGCGCGCGTTTTACGCAGGAAGCCGCTGCTGGATGTGCGGGTATTCCACGCCGGGGTTTGTAGGGCGATCCAATGACATTCCACGTGTATCGACCGGGCGAAAACGCCTGGGGGTGGCGCGAAGCGCTGGTCGAGCGCTTAATTCTCACACGTAGCCGCTGGTATTTGGCCGTACTCCATGTCGTCGCGCGTCGCGTCGTGCGGGGCCCGATGTCGAATAAATGGGCATTTGACTTGTTAGTCGAGGAAGAAGAGCAATGGATACTCGAGAGTGCAGTAGCCGGGCCGAATGGCTCGAAGCTCGTCGGGCTGGCGTGGGCGCTTCTGATGCCCCTGTGCTCTTAGGGCTGTCCCGCTGGAAAAGCACCTTTCAGCTGTACGCCGAGAAAGTCGGGCTGTTGGCGCTGTCGCAAGACGAACAGGAATGGATCGAATGGGGCCATCGCCTGGAACCGGTGATTGCTCGCAAGTACGAAGACGAAACCGGACGCACAACCAGCGACCCTGGCGATTGGACCATTGCCATCGGGGACGAACCGTGGATGCTGGCGACACTCGACCGCGAGGTGATGGTCACCGCCGATGCGAAAACCCCGACACCGGTGGCCGGCGCATCGCTGGGAGTGCTCGAGCTCAAAAACGCGATTGAGTGGAAGCGCGACGAATGGCAGGAGGAACCGCCACTGGAATATCAGGTGCAGCTACAGCATCAATTAGCCGTCACCGGCTATGCCTGGGGCTCGCTGGCGGTCCTGATTGGTGGGCGGTCGTTTCTCTGGGTCGACATGCCGCGCAATGACCGCTTCATCGCGAAATTGCTCGAGCACGAAGCGGCCTTCTGGCATCGCGTGCAGCACCAGCAGCCGCCCGATCCGGACGCGTCGCAGGCGACCGCCGATGCCCTGGCGGCCTTGTTCCCCAAGGAAGGCACCGGCGCATTCGTCACGCTGGGGGGCGAGGATGCGACGGCCCTGGACAATTCCCGCATGGCGGCGAAAGCGGAAATCGACCGCCTCGGTGTGATTGTCGATGAGTGCGATAACAAACTGAAGGCGCTCATTGGGCTTAATGTCGGGTGCGTCATGCCCAACGGCGCGATCTACAGCTGGAAGCATCAGCAACGATCCGCCTACACCGTGCCGGCGTCGGAGTTTCGAGTCCTCCGACGCCGGCCAGCGAAGTAGTTTTTTTTGGCCTGACCTGTCAGGTTTTACATGACACCACCGGGGATCGTTGCCGTGCCGACCGGCCATCAGCCGCGCTTCAACGCGTTTTTTGCGTCGTTGGCGCGGCTCGCCGGCGCGTTGCCGAAAGGCAGTGTCATCATTTCCACGGCTGGCCCTGACGTCACGCATAACATCAACCGGTCGATCCTCCGCGGCCTGGAAGGGTGTCCGAATGCGGCCTGGGCCTGGGTGATTGGCGACGATCATACCTTCGCGCCGACCATCATCGACCAGCTATGGGCGAGTGGCGTGCCGGTGGTCGTGCCGTTCGTCTTGAAGCGCTCCGCGCCGCATACCTCAGTGCTCTACCGCCGGCCCGACAACGGCGAAATGCAAAACCTTGCGCCGACGCCTCATCAACGCGGGCTGATGCAAATCGACATTGCCGGCGGTGCGGGCATGTTGATTCGTCGTGATGTCTTGGATCTGACCGGCCCGCCCTGGTTCCGTAATCGGGGCACCGAACGGCAGGGCGAAGACATCGCGTTCTGTGAACGGTTGCTCGAGTTGGGCATTCCGCTTCACGTCAATTTCGATGCGCAGATGGGCCATATCACGCCGGTGGAAATTTGGCCCGTGCATGACCCGGACAAAGGCTGGTCGGTGGGTCTGCGCAATCCGGCGAGTGAGGACGTCCTATGACGACTGAGGCGAAGACGGCGAGTAAGACAATCACGCGCACGCTGCCGGTGACCCTGACGGATGCGGAAATGGTGGCGATGGCCCGCCGCCTGGGCGACGTGCAAAACGAAATCAATGCCGCCGAAGAAGCGGAGAAGGCGCGGAAGACGGAAGCGAAAGCCGACCTTGCGCGGCTCGAGACGGAACGCAACGGCGTCGCGCAGATTATCTCGAGTGGGCGGCGCTCCATCGATGTCGAATGCACGCTCTACTTCGACTACACGGCGAAGCGCGCGGTGCTGGTCCGCAATGACACCGGCGATGAAATCGAAAACCGCCGGATGAGCGACGCCGAATTGCAAACGCAATTTCCCTTCGAGAACTTGGACTTCGATGACAGTGCCGAGGCGAATTCGTGAGCGACTACTTTGCCCATCCCACCAGTGTGATCGACCGGGGGGCGAAGATCGGTACGGGCTCCAAGATCTGGCATTTCACGCATGTCCGCGAAACGGCCGTCATCGGGGCCGATGTGAGCATCGGGCAGAACTGCTACATCGAAGGCGTCATCGGGGAGATGGCCAAGATTCAGAACAACGTGAGCATCTACGATGGCGTGGAAATCTGCCGCGGGGCCTTTGTCGGTCCGTCCGTCGTCTTCACCAACGATCTGTATCCACGCAGCCATCCGGAAAGTGGCTGGGCGCGTGTCCCAACCTTCGTGACCGACTACGCCTCCATCGGCGCGGGCGCGGTGATTCGTTGCGGCGTCACCATTGGCATGCACGCGATGGTCGGGGCCGGCGCGGTGGTGACCGACAACGTGCTGTCGCATGCGCTGGTGCAGGGGAATCCGGCCCGTCAAGTCGGGTGGGTCTGCCGACAGGGGCATCCGATGGCCTGGATCGGCTTCATGTTTTACCACTGCACAATCTGCGGGGACCGGATGTCCGTGGAATTCCGTTATGACGATGACTCTGCTACTCGCCGCGTGCCTGAGTTGCCTCGTCGTGATGGTGCTCACGCTGGATGAACGGCCGACGCATGCGCCTGACAGTGCGTATTACCTCGCGCTTGGTCGCGGGCACCGGGTGCCGTCGCCCTTCTGTTATCGCCCGCTGGTGCCGTGGGTGGTGGGCACCAGTGATCGGCGGTGGCGCGTGGCCACAGTGACCGGGCTCGTGGCGCAAGGGGTGCTGGTGGCCGGCCTGACCGGCGACGCGCGGGCCTCGCTGCTGTTGCTGGCGCTGCCGGGCGGCGCGCGGTTCTCGGTGCGCTGTCCCGTCCTAGTCGATCCGTTGGCGATGGCCGCCGCGATCGGGTTGGCCTGGGTCGCAACCGCGATGCCGCTCGCCTTCGCGGTGAGCTTCCTACTCCTGGGCGCGATGCGCGAATCCGCGCCGGTGTGGGCGGCGATCTACGCGCGCAGCTGGTGGCCCCTCGTGGGGCTGCTGGTCTTCCCCATCGCGCGGGCCTTTCTGCATCGGCCGACCACCGCCGCGGATCCGGTGTGGATTCAGACGCCGTGGTTGTGTCTCGAGCGACGGCGCGGCCAATGGCTGAATCCCTATTCGATGCTGCTGCCGTGGGGCGTGCTGCTACCACTGGCGCTGCTGGGCGATTGGCTGACGACGGTCGTGGTCTACGGGGTAGCAACGCTCCCGCTGGCCATCGCGACCGATACGGCGCGCATCCAGCAGTGGGCTGCGCCGGCGCTCATTCCCGCCGCGTTGGCCGCGCCCATTCCCGCCGAATGGTGGCCGGTGCTGCTGGCGCTGCATCTGTGCAATCCCTATCGGGGGGCGTAATGGGAATTCAGTGGAACTGCGCCTCGTGCGGGCATTGGAACGCAATGGCCATTGATCGGTGCACGCACTGCGGCAAGCAGTGGAACGGAGCGATGAAAGATGTCCGAACTGGTACCCCTCAAACAGAAGCTCGTCGAAATGCGCGCCCTGATGCAGCGTCAAGCCGGCGAAATCGCAAAGGCCGTCCCGCGGGGCATTGACCCGATCCGCTTCGCGCGGACGGCCCTGACGCTGTTTGCGACGAAACCGAAGTTGCTCGATTGCACGCCACAGTCGGTGATGGGCGCGATGATGCAGGCCGCCGCCTATGGCCTCGAGCTCGATCCTGGGCTCGCGCAAGCCTACCTCGTGCCGTATGGCAAAACCTGTCAACTCATCATCGGCTATCAGGGACTCTGCACCTTGGCGATGCGCGCCCCGGATGTGAAAAGCGTCGTCGCCCGCGCGGTCTACGCCAAAGACACCTTTGAGTACGAGCTCGGCTTGACTGAACGCCTTGTGCACAAGCCGTCAACGGAGGTGGAGAAAGGCGAACTGGTCTACGTCTACGCGGTAGCGAAGCTGGTCGACCGCGATGGTCTGGTGCCGGTCTTCGAGGTGATGTCCAGACAGGAAGTCGACAAGATCCGCGCCCGCTCGCGTGCCGCCAACGATGGGCCCTGGGTGACCGACTACGAAATGATGGCCAGAAAAACCGGCGTGCGTCGCCTCAGTAAGTGGCTCCCGAAATCGACCGAACTGCAAGCGGTGCTCGCGCGAGAGGACCGCATCGATGCCGTGGGCCAGGGGGCCACGGCCGGCATCGATGAACTGGTCGAAGAAGTGATGCAGATACCGGCGCTCGAGACGACGGCGGCGACGCCTGGGGTCGGTGGGGGCGACACGAAACCGCCGGCGGCGCTGGACCAGCTGACCGAAAAGCTGGAAAAGGGCCCGCCGCGCAAGCTGGCCAAGGAGATGACGCAGCCGGCACAGACGGCGAAAGGCGATGCGAAACTGCCGGGCCCAAAGGTCGTGAAACCGCTGCACGATCCGCGGCCGGAGCATCCCCCGACGCCGAGTGCGCGTGACTTGGCGCGACAGGAACAGTTATCGCGGCATGAAGTGCCGCGGGCGCACCAACCCGCCTTGACCGCCGATGATATTGACTTCGGCAAACCAGACAAGCCCAAAGGCAGGGAACCGGGTGAAGAAGGGTAACCGGTGCGGCCTTACAGCATCATCGCGCCGACGATCTGGACGGGAGATACCGGCCGAGAATGGAAGACACGCGGACCGTTCTTCCAACTAGTCGGCCACTATCTCGCGGAGTCGCCCTCGAGTAATCAGTACGGCCTCTACTATCAGCCGTTGGCCATGCTGCTCGATGACGTGTTTCCGCCGACGATGGCCGCCGCCGCTCGAGACACGGCCTTAACGGTGCTCGCGTTTTTTCACGATACCGGCTACGCGCATTACGACGTCCGCTCGCAATGGGTGTTTGTGACGAATATGTGGGAACGACAATTTCTGGCGGGGGGCACGCGCGAAGTGCACATCGGGGATAAGCGGGTGCTCGGACTGCATCGGTGGTATCACACGTGTCCCATCAATCCCTATCTCGGGGCCTTCTACGACCGCTATGCGTCAGACTTTGGCTTACCGCGCCGCCGTGATGCGTCCGACCGGCGAATTCGCTACACCGCTGAGGAACCGGCCGTGATGCTGTCAGAGGACCAGCGGGCCCTCTGCGACCGGTGGCTCGATGGCTACCCGGTGCATCGCAAGACCGGCCGCGCCGCCATCTATGCCGCCTGGGGCAAGCTCGAGCCGCCGCCGACGCCGGCCCTGGTCGAGACGATGGTCGCGAAGCTCGCCCTGCAAGTCGCCTCGCCCAAGTGGACGGACAACAGTGGCCAGTTTGTGCCGGGCGCGGTCCGTTACCTCGAGGAGCACCGCTGGCTCGATGACGTCGAGGACGCCGCCGATCAGGACGTGCAGCAGTGGTTACGGAGCAAACAGCAATGAGCGTGCGCGTGCTACCTCTCGATGGCACCGTGATTCGCTGCGACTGCGGCGGCCAGTTTCGCTTCTACGAAACGCTGAAAGGCAAGCAGATGCCGATCAATGTGGACGCGAATCCGGTCGACGTCACCCTGACCCTCGATGGCCGCGAAATCCTGCACTTCGACAGGAAAGACACGCATTGGGCCACGTGTCCGAAAGCGAAGGAGTTCAAACGCCGATGATGATCCATTTGCGTCGCACCGACAGCATTCTTAATACGTGGTGCGGGAAGACGGTCCCGTACAACCAATTGTCCTGGTTTGCCTTCGGCCTGGGCAAGCGCTCTGCGCCGAAGGGCACGCCGCACGTGGCCGATTGTCCTGACTGTTTGCAGCGGTATCGCGAGACGTTGGAACGGATGCCGTTGATTACTCGAGGTGAGGGTGACAAACGCTGATGCGCCACGGTTCGCGGAACTGTGGAAAAAACAAAAGCTCGCGTTCGATGCCTTTGTCGGGAAAAAAGCATCGCCCGAACGGATGGAGATGTTCTTTCAGGATTTGCAGAGTTATGACATCGACCACGTGGAGCGAGCCTTTGAGCATCATCGCAAGCACGGGAAGCAATTCCCCAAGCCGGCGGATATTCAGGATGCGCTCAAAGTCACGCGGCGGGTGGAGGCAACCGAAGCGCTGTCGCCCGTCTTTGATCCGGAGAACCCGTTTCACTGCAATGACTGTAAGGACGCCGGCTGGCAGGAACGCTGGTGTCCTGGTCATCCGCATTATCCGGAATGGGACCAGCGTCCAGACTTGAATCGTGTCACGGATCATTGCGGTGAGATGCATTTGTGCCAGACAACGAAAGACGGTCAACAGGTGTGGCGCGGCCACTCATGGGTAACGAAATGTCCCTGCCGTTCGACGAATCCAGTGTTTCAGAGGCAGCGCAGCCGGATACCGTAAGCTTCACGGTCTACGGCCAGCCGACGGCCAAGGGCTCTGCGCGGGCCTTTGTCGTACGGAAGAAAGGCGAGACGGGTGCCGGCCACGCCGTCATTGTGCCGGATAACCAAAAAAATCTGCGCGCTTGGGAACAGTCGATCCGGCAGGCCGCACAACGGTATGCCGGCGGGTTCTTTCTCGGCGAAGGGACGCCGGTCGAGATTGAGTTCTGGTTCTACTTCACGCGGCCGAAGTCGAAAAAACGCGGCACGCCGATGGTGGTCAAACCAGACTTTGACAAATTAGCGCGTGCGGTCGCCGATGCCATCACCGCCGTGCTGTTCAAGGATGACGCGCAAGTGACGGATGCGGGCATCCACAAACGCTACTTGGATGAAGGCTATCAAGGACCACCGCACGTCAAGGTGGTCGTTCGGAGGTCACGCCATGCCACGTAAGAAACTCACGATTGAGGACCGGATGCTGAGCTATCGCAGCAGGTACACCGGTGATGAGGAATTCGAAACGCTCATGGATGACATCGAAGCAGAGCTCCACGCGTTGCGCCGGCGGAATACCTTGCTCGAGGCGCGGGCGACCAATGGCGAAACCATTCCAGTCGTTGCACCGTCGTAGCACGACGGAAGTCGTCAAGCTCTATACGCATTTGTGGGTGACGCGGTTCGATGGCTCGGTGCTCGCGCGTCCTGGCAGCATCGATTTCCAGTGGGGCGGTCGGCAGGCGACGCGGAGCCTGTTCGATTGCCGGCGGGCACTGGCCTCGAAGCGGAAGTTTACGGAGTTCATGAAGGAAGTCGCTGAGGACGTGCGATGGGTGGAGCCGGGGCTGCGATGATGACGCTCATCAGTAATCGCATGCATTTGGACCATTATGAAGGGGCGCTCCCGAAAACCTGTCGCCTCTGTCAAGAGTTTCTCGCGACACATCCGCTCGAACAGCAGGCGAATGAATCCTACGACGTCTATCTGACGTGGCTGGCGCTGAACCAGCTGCCGGAGCATGGGCCGCTCACGCGTTACGAAGCGTGGTTAGATGACCATGATACGTACCGGGAGGACGAGGCTGCGAAACGCGACCGCGCGCATCGGGAATCTTTCGCCAATTGGCTCATCGTCAGACGCCGGATGGAGGTCACGCGGCGAGACAAGTTTTTCAGGTGCCTGCGCCAGCAAGAGCGGCGCGCACAGCGTGAGGCAGAGCATCGGGCACGAGTCCGTCTGGTGCGCGAAGGCAGGGTCATCGACATCGATGACGAAACGCCCTATCAGCGGGTGGATCCCGATTTACTCGTGGGCACGACTACTGAATTGGGTGCAGCCGAACCAATTTGGTGGAAACCGGAGTGGGCGTGGGCCCCTAGCGAAATAGAAGAAATTCCGATGCCGATGGTGTTGCCGTCGTCGCAAGTCATGTCGGTCACGCTCCGACGCGTGCGAAGGCGCTACGCTAACCACGAAAGGGGAACAACTATGCTACTTACGCTTGACCAAGTGGTCGGATTACTCGGTGTCTCAAAACAATTAATCATTCGCCTGACGGATCAAGGAAAACTCACCAATCTGCGACCGCCGAAAAACGGTGCCACGAAAATATTTCGCATGTACGACGAGGCGCAAATTAGAGCCTTCGCAGCGTCACCGGCTGGTGCGGCCGCCATGCACCAGCAGCAGCCGGCCACGGAACCGACGCCATCGCAACAGCAACATCCGTTGCCCTTGCCCAATCCCCCCCATTCGCCCGGCGTGCTTGGGCGAATCGAAGCAGGAGTCACGGAATTGAACGAGAAATTCGACAAACTGAATGAGAGGCTGGCCAAACTGTGGGACTAGGCGAATGACGTCGCCCTGGATGAAACCACGTGAAGCGGCAGAATACCTAAGCATCTGCCTCGATTCGTTCTATACTGCCTGTGCCGTTGGTGGGCTGCGACACGTCAGGGTAAACGGAAAGCGCAACATCAGAACGACACGCGAATGGTGTGACGCGTGGATGGAGCGCAACGCACGAACCAACGACGCGAAAGGGGTTGGCAATGGCACTCTACAAGCGGTGCGACCACAAAGGTCGCCAACGGGATGATTGCGAGCATCCCTGGTGGTCGGTCCTGAAAGTCAATCACGTCCGCTATCGCGTAAGCCTCGAGGTCCATTTCAAACAGCAATGCCGCGGGCGCGCGTCGAAGAAACTGGCCCTCGCGCTCGAGGATGCCTACCGCAAAGCCATTGAAGATGGCACGGTGCGCCCACCGAAGACGCCGCCGCCGGTGGTCTTCGACGATAAGAAGGCGACGCCGTTCCGCGAGTTCGTTAACCAGTACAAGGCGGGCTATGTCGACATGGTGGGTCTGCGCTCGTGGGACGGGGACCGGAAACACAAGCTCGCGCGGTGCGTCGATGCATGGGGCGACCGACACGTCAGCTGCATCACGCTCCAAGACATCCGGGCGTTGCTCAGTAAGGTAAAGACTGGCGAATTGACCGGCCAGCCGGAGCCGAATAGTGCGACGACCGTCAGGCGGTGGTACGCCGCGCTGCATCAGGTCTTCGGGTGGGCCGAGTCCGATGGCTACGTGGAGCGCTCCCCCATCGGCCGCAAGCATGCAATCCCGCTGCAATCGGAAGACAACGACCGGACGCGCCGGCCCTCGGCTGACGAACTGGCAGCGATCCTGGGCGTGGCCGATCCGTTCATGCGCGACATGGTGGAAGTGGCGCTCGAGACGGGGTTCCGACAGGGGACGTTGCGCCAGCTGACCGGCGCGATGATCGATTGGACGCCGGTCGAGGGAAAGCACTACGGGATAATCCGAGTGCCGGGCAGGGCCTGGAAAAACAAAAAGCTGTTCGTGATGCCGATGACGCGGCACGCCGCGAAGATTCTCCGGCGGCGGTTCGACGCCCTGACCCTCGAAGGGAAGGAACAGCCACAGCTGTATCTGTTCGGCAACGAAGTCGGGGAATTGCTGACCGGCAAACAGGTCTGGGGCGGCTGGGACGCAACGCTAGTGCGGGCCGGCCTGAAGGTCGTGGGGCCCGGCAAAGATGGCCCTGAAACCATCCTGGTCGACCCTGACCTCCATTTCCATGACCTCCGCGCGGAGTTCGCCTCTCAGTTGCTCGAGCAAGGGAAGACGCTGGACCAGATCCGCCGGCTGCTGGACCATAGCTCGCTGTTGATGACGCAACGCTACCTGCGCAGCCGCGGCCTGATCTTCGAAGACTACGGCGATGCCGACGAAGCGATGTCTGCGCGCGTCGTGCGGACGGGGACCACAAAAAGGACCACAGCGCTCAAAATTCTACACGGCGGTAAAGGCTAGTTCCTACCTGTAAACCGTTGATTCTAAACGGTGCCGGAGGAGGGGGTCGAACCCACACTCCCTAAAAGGGAACGGGATTTTGAGTCCCATCCTTGGCACCGAATCTTTTCGGATACTAGCGGTTTTCTTAGGATTTTTGATTGAGGTTGTCAGGTTTTGCCTGATGCTCACCGGTTTTCTTTTGCGCACGGGGACCACAGTCGGGACCACAGCCCAAAGCATTGACCGCCGCCTGAGCGGCCTGCCCGCGCCGTACCGCTTACGCTGGATATGCTCAAGGAATGGGTTGGCCCTGTCGTCCCGGTAGCTTCGAAACCCATGAGGGTTGCGATGACCTTTTCAGCACAGTCGGAGTGTATCAGACACACTATCGAACGACCGGTGTCGTTTCGATACAGTTGGGTGGGTCAGGGGTGGCGGCGTGGTTTCCTCCAAAAAACCGTGCAAGCTCAAGCGCAAACTTGAGTTGACGCCATCTCTGGCCCCTGTGCATACTCCGCCGCGGAGGAAACCATGCACACCAGACGAAGTTTCGTCACGGCCGCCGTGTTTGCCACCCCGGCCGCGCTCCTGCGCCCATCTCTCGCCATCGCGGGGGGGCAGGCCCCGACTCTCTCTCCCGTTCAAGCGCAGATGCAGGCTGCGATGCGCCACGCCACTGAAGACCTATCGGCCACTCCGCCGCGCACGAGTCAGGCGCTCAGCACCCTGGAAGCCACACTCAGTATGTGGATCGCGTACGCGAAGGAAACCAAACGCGCGGACACCTTCGCTCGCGAGCTACGCCGCTTCTCCCTGGCGGATCTGAACGCCAAAGCCACGCAGCCAGTGGATCCCATTGTCTACCGCGCCCTGGTGGCCGGGCAGTACCTCCTGCCCATTGAAGAAATGCTCCTGGTCGTCGGGCGCGCCCGCGTCCGAGACGAACGTCGAAGACAGGCCGCCCTTCAACTCGTCGCCTTTCAGCAATGTTCGCCTGAGACGCAGGAGGACTGCCGACGGATCGGCAACTCCAAACGCGCCGTCGGCGCATCCCTCGCCGCCGCCACCGTCGCGTGCTTCCTCTGCCCGGAGTGCATCGTCACCTGTGGCCTCGCCATTGAATTGGGGGTGATCCTGGGCGGCCTGGAATTGCTCGAACTGGCCATCTGTGGGAACTGCCTATGAAAAGCCTCATCATCGCCACCACGCTCATTACCCTAGCCATCCTGGCGGCTCGGGCGCGAAGCCCGACGCGCCGGCGGTGGTACATGGCTGCACTTGGCCTCGTAGCACTCGCGGACCTTCTATGGGTGCGGCGGTGGTGACGTGGGTCGATTCGTGAGGGGGTCCGGGCGGCTCGTCCGCCCGGCTTCTTCATCTTCCCGTTCTAACTGCGCGACGATTCGTCGTTCCCATTGTCGGATCCGTTGGCAGTAGTGGCACTTGCAACCATCTTCGAGCACGTGGCCGTTCATGAGAGTTTCTCCTGCCCTTCGGTGCCGGCGACCAAACTGCTATGGGGGTCCGCTTCCCGGTAACGCCGGAACGCCATCAGCACCGCCGCGGCCTGATGCGGCTTGACGCCCATCTCGCCCTGTAGGAAACGCATCATCATGGCTTCGGCCTCGCCAATCGATGCACCCTCGAGCAACATCCACGCAATCTCGCGGGCCTTGGTCGGGTCCAGCTGCATGACCTGTCCCGCCCAGGTCACGTCGAGTTTCGCTGCGCCCTGCTGGTTGATGATATTCGCGATTGAAAACTCCTGCGGGTTTTCTTCCTGGCGAATCGCGATCTGACAGGCCGACATCGCGAGTTCGACGTCTTCCGGTCGAAGCGGTAGACGCATCAGCAGCGAGTGCATCAGATCGCGCAGCTTGAGAGAACGCGAGGACGATTCTTTCATTTCAAAATGTTAGCCTCTTCCTTCTTCCTGCGTTGCGCCGCGCCCCGGCTCGCCCAGTACTGCTTCATCCGCTTACTGACCGCGCGTCGTTCGGCTTTCGACATGCGACGCCTTGTCCGTCTGCGCTTCAGTGGCGGATCGTTCGCGGTCGCCTTGGCGGGGGTCGCTTGTTCCGTCACGGCAAGGTCTGGGAAGGCGTGCAGGATGGCCTCGCGACGGGCGTCGAGTTCGCGTAGCAATTCGGACGCCCCGCGTCGAGCGAGGTCGGTCATATCGAGGGTGAGCTTATCCACAGGCTGTGTCTCCTTACAGTACAAGTCGGTCAAAATCGGACCATCGTAAGCGAAATCCTGACCTTTTGACAAACTTTTGTAAGTTTGGCAGGATGAGGGAATTTCCCCCATGCCCATGCCATCTGAACCAGAGCCATCGACGATAATAGCCTTACCCGTGAAAGACGATGATTCTGCGGACATCCTGAGTGAACGTGAGTACGAAGTGCTGCGCTTGGTCGCCTATGGTTTCGCTAACCGTGAGATTGCGAAGCGACTCGACGTCTCGATCAAGTCGGTCGAAACCTACCGACTCCGCGCGTGCGAAAAGTTGGGGCTCGAGTCGCGGGTTGACATCGTGCGCTTCGCTATTGATGCCGGCTGGCTGGTCAAATCGCGACCTTGAATGCTAGGGGGTTATGCCGCCCGTGGACGCTTCGGCATCACTCTATGTGTGCCGCGCGTCAGTTTGCCCCTCGAGGACGCGACCGCCTATAAGCGCGTTGCCATCTCTCCCGTTTACGCTTCTGTTCGTCGACTGCGCGAGCGGTGGCGGCGTCATTGTGCCGGCGCACGCGCAGTTCCATCACGGTATTGACCCACATCACGCGTTCGTCCCGGAGTTTTTCAATCTGTCGGTCAATCGCGTCCAACCGCTGTTCGGCGTACGTCGCGATGTTGTGCTCGGTGGGCGCGGCCGGCTTGCGATGCGTCGGGCGAAACTCCCTCATTGCTTCAGTTGTCGCAGCAACCAAATCACGAAGACGGCCACGACGACGAGGTAAATCAGCTGCATCAGTGGGCCTTCGAGTGGAAAGCCGACCAGGGACAGGACCAAACGGAAGGCAAACACTACGACCACCACGATAATCAGCGCGACCACGATTTCGATCAGTTTGTTGGTCATCTTCCCCTCGATTCCAGTGTTTTTTGCGCTTGGTTCCGCAACAGCTGAATCAGGTCGGGCCGATTGCGTCGATAGCCTTCGCGCGTCAGACGGCTCGTGCGCCGGCCGGCTCGGATGATGGCATCTTCGATCCGTTCGCGTTTCTGGAAGTCCGGCATTTGCTCATAACCGGGTGTGAGGATCACGCGGGCTAATTCCGCGTGTGCCGATTGTCCGCGCAGTTGCCGGAGTTCGTGGGCTTCGTCCGCGGTGAGTTGACGCGTGGGCCGACCGGTGCGCGGGTCCGTCAGATCAATCCGCGCGTTGGGCACGCCGAGTGTGATGTCCAGCCGTTGAAGCTCGCGACTGATCACGTCGTCTTTCACGGGTTCAATTTCCGGAACCATGAAGCCACGGCGCGCGGCGGAGCCTGACCGTTCGATGGGTCGCCCGAACCGGTCCAGGCGGGGACGCAGCGATTCGCTGAGTCCTGGGGTGATGCGCATCCAGTCTTCGCCCAGCGTCTCGGCTTCTCGAATCACCGGGTCGACGGCCTGGGCGATGTTGCTCGAGAGTCCTGACAGCGGCGAGAAGCCACGAATGACTTGTTGAATGAACGGCATCGCGCCCCGTTCCGGCGATTGCAGCGCTTCGACCAGCCCGGAAATGCCTTGCAAATACGTCTGGTTCATGGCGGTGTTGGCCGCACGAAAGACGGTCTGCATGGCCAGTTCTTCGTAGCCCTGCTGGCGCGATTGTTTGGTGCCGCGCTTCGAAATCTCCTGGTAGGCTTCGACAGCATTCGAGAAGATGGCCAGCGGCGTCGACAGCGGTTGAAACAGACTATAGTTAATCCAGTACTCCCCATCGGCGCTCTTGGTTGCGCCGAGTTTCGTCGCCACGGCATCAGGGATCGGGAGTTTGATGCTGTTGGGACGCCAGCCCTGTTCGTAGAGCGCCGCGCGTTCCGCGGGTTCCTTGGGGCCCATGCCGGAGATACGCCCGGACGCTGCGCCATAGATGATGGGGAGCGCTGCCGCCGATCCCAATAGCATCTTGCCTTGCGCGATGGCCGCGTCACGGGCATTCTCCGAGTAGATGTCAGATTTTTGGAACGCGCCGCCCACGTGCTGAATAGCGGTCAACGGCGTGTGCTCGATGCCCTGGCGGAAGATGTTGCTCACGGTGCGCACAAACGGCACCACGAATCCCATCGCGGGGACGTGTTTCTTCAGCGCAATGATTTGATTGGCTAGCGGACCAGGGTCTTCGCGATACGCGGATTTTTCGGCGGCCTTCAACGTCGACCGCTGTAACTCCTCGCCTGGGTTGGCGCGAAGGTCGACAGAGCGCGACGCCACGTAGTCTTGTAGCGCGCGGCCTTTCAGCTGGCGGGCGAGTCCTTCCTTCCTGGCGATGGCATAGCTTTGTCCGTAGAGTTCCGCCCCGCGATTGAGGGTCACGAAAAAGCGGTCGCCGGCCTCGAGGGTGCGACCGACCAGATTGAACGGGTTGGCCGCGCCACCGACGAATTCTTTCTTGGGGATATAGAGCGGGGTAATGCCGGCTAGTCCTTCTTCCAGGGCCTTCGGAGAGAAGCCGTGTCGCATCGTGTCGAACGCATCGCGGATCGCGGAACCGGCCGCGGCATACGCGCCCGCGGCTTCCTGCGCGCTTTCGCCGGCGAAGACTTCACGCGGCTTGCCGGTGAGCATGGATTTCACCAGATCGACCGGAGCGGCGGTCGTGCCTTTGATGGCGAATCGCGAGATGGTGTTGAACGCGTTGCCCAACACGTTGCGTTCGTGGGTTTTGATGCCCGACAGGATGTTCGCCATGTAGTAATTGAACGCGGACTCGCCCCATCCCTGCTTTTCCATCTGGGCGAGATACTTCACGGCTTCGGTCGGGTCTTTGGGAATCTGCCCCAGGCGTTCCGAGACTTCATCCATCGACGCGCGCAGCCGACCACGCGACATGAATTCACTGGCGAGTCGCACTTCCGCCGGCATGACGTTGACCAGGGCCCGCCACGCGGCGAGTGAGCGGCCCGCCTCACTCCGCGCGCCAACGACGGACGAGAGCAAGGCCGCCCGCGCGGCGTCGAGTTGCACGGCGCGATGCCCATCCTCGTAATTGCCGGTCGCGTCGTAGCGGGCCTTCGCCTCCTGCGATTCGTGGACGACGGCGGCGAGTGCGTTGGTGTAGGCGCGCGTTTCCTCCGAGTTCAGGGTGGTTCCCGGTTTGAGCACCTTACTGGCGTTGACACGGAGTTGCTCGGCCAGCGCGTCTCGACGCTCGAGGGATTGCCGACCGCGGCGCTGCTGTTCCAGTTGCAGTTCACCGATGGAGTCGCCTAGCTCTTTCAAGGGCTGCTGCAATGCCTGTGGGAATTTTTCGATTCTCAACCACGTTTCGCGTTGCTCCTTCGGCATCGGTTGGGTCGGTGGCACCGGTCGTTCGCCGGTGAATTCGACCACCGTGTCTTTCGCGCGAGCTCGCCCACCGATGGCCGGCAACCCTTTCAGTTGCTGTTCGCGCGTGATGCCTTTGAGCGTGTCGGTGATTTCTTCCTGGCTGACGCCTCGCGTGCGCGCCGCTTCGATGGCCGTGCGTGGTGCACCGCGCGACAGGAACTTCGCTAAGGTGGCCGCCCCACCCGCGCCGGCCGCTGCGCCCGTGGCTGCGCCGGCAAAGAATCGCGCGAGCCGTTCTTCGGGGGTGGCGTCTTCATCAGCGGTGGCGGCACCAGTCGCACCGCCCGCGGTCGCGCCCACGACGCCGCCACCGAGTGATGCGCCCAGGCGTGGGCTGACGAATCCGGCTTCTCCTGTTCGCGTTCGCAACAGTGTCGGGTCGATGACGAGTTCTGATTGGGTGTACTCGCCGGGGAACAGGACCGCTTCAGGTGTGGCTTTGAAGCTAAAGACGCGTCCAGGCTTGCCCGTCGCCTCGGCTTCCGTCTGTGCGAACCCTTCAGCGATGTTCCGGTCCAGGGTGAATGCCGATGGCCTGTTCGGTTCCGATGTCGCCCCACGGTAGACGGTGAATTCATCACCGAATGCCTGTCGGATCTGGTCTTGAAATCGAGCGGCAATGTTCGGGTCGCGACGTACAGCATCGACCAATTGTTCACGCGCCTCGCGGTCGCCCATCACGTACCCGACGTGTAATTGACGCAGGGCTGGATCATCGAAACGTAACTGGCGTAGTGTGGCGGGAATGTTTGAGGTCGTGGGTTCGACGTCTGGGACGAAGCCCCGCGCGGCTGTTTGTCCGCGCTGGTCGAGCAAATCGGCCATCCGCTGGACGGCCTTCTGCTGTACTTCCTCCACGGGGAAACTGACCGCGCCGAAGTTGTCGGCGGCACGCTGCACCGCCATCCGTTGCATATCGGCGACCGATGCGTCTTCTGGCAAGGCCCGCAACGGCGCGATGGGACGTGGTTCAGCCGTGCCGGCGCGACGTTCAATTGCTTCGCCCGTTTCCCGCGTGAGCGCGCGGGCGACTCTGCCGCCACCCGCTGCGCCCGCGATGCCGCCCGCTGCCGCGCCGGCGAGAAAGCGGCCCAATCGTTCTTGCGGAGTGGCTTCTTCATCGGCGGTGGCTACGCCGGCGGTGCCGCCAAGCACGCCGCCCGTCACGCCGCCCGCGAGTCGACCGCCTAGCTGTGTACGAACAAACCCACTTTCATCGCCACGGTCAGCACGGCTTAGAGGTTTGCCGAACTCATCGAATGAATCGAGATACCGAATCTCGTCGTCCGTGAGTCGACCCATTCCCTCTGTCAGTTGCCGATGGACCTGTTTATTTTTGGCAGCATCGAAATCGAGCGGCGCGGGCGGTTCTTCGCCGAACATGGAGCCTTGGCCCTCGGCCTCGAGCTCGGCGCGCGTCGGGCCCGTGGGTTCTTCGACCGCGGCCGCGGCGGCGGTCGGTTGGGCTTCGGTGGGGGCGCGTAACGTGAACGGTTCGCCCTGGGCGTCGCGTTGGAGCGCCGGCAAGATTTCATCGACCGCCTGATTGAGTGTCGCTTCGCCGCGCACCATCCGCGCGGCCAGCGCTTTCATCGCCTCACGCGTGTGTGTGCCTTTCTGGTCCTTCAGCAGTTCGAATTGCTCGAGCGCGGATTGCGCCTTGCCGGCGCGTGCGACGTTTTCTTCTTCGGCCAGAACGTTCCCTGCGCCTTTGAGCACGCTGGCTTCTTTGACCACTTTGCCGAACGCGCGCTTCTCGCGTGCCAGTCGGGCATTGACCTTGCCGACGATCTTCGCAATGTTCTCCGCCAAACTGACCGCTTGCGTCGATTCGCCGAACATGTCGCGCATCGTGACTTGCTCGAAATCGTCAGACAGCAGGGCTTTGACAAACGCATCGGCTTCGACGTCATTGCCGATGTCGGCTTTGGCGAGCGCGCGAATGACGGACAGTTGCTGTTCCGGCGTCGCGCGACTCCGCGCCACCATCGCCCCCCACTGTGACGGCACTTCCTTGTTGATGACGGCTTGGAATGCCTGATCGGAAAGCGTCGCGAGCGATTCACCCTGCGCGAGCTTCGGCCCGGCGACACTGCCGCGCGGCATCGTGGCCGCTTCCTGCTGTGACAGCTGGCCGGTGCGCAACAGTTTCGCGATGTCGGTCGGTTCGCCCGATCCTTCGCGGATGTTTTGCAGCGAGGAAATGCGCCGCACCTGGGCGACGTCGAACCCTTCCGCTTCGTCGAGGACAATGGCGCGCAGCGGGGGCAGGTCTGCGCCGGCCGCTTTGAGCTCTTGCCACTTGTTCACGCGTTGATGGCCATCGGCCACCATCAGCCGCCCGTCCGCCCGCTTGTGCAGGATGATCGGCTTGCTGCTGCCGGCGGTCGGATCCCACTGTTCGACGCCCTTCAGGGCCCCGGTACGCCCGCGGACGTCGGATTCCTTGAACTGGTAGGTCGTCGGGTCCAAGGTCACGTCGTCGCCGGAGACTTCGTAGATCGGGAGCAATCGCCCGCCGAGTTTGTGATAGCCCTCGATGCGCGGCACGGTCATCGTAGGCGGTCGCGGTGGCGCTTCGGGCGCTGGGCCTGACGGTGGGGACGGGGGCACGTCCGGTCGTGTCAGGTTGACGCGGAGAAATTCGGCAAGGGCTTCGTTCTCGCGCCGGCGCGCAGCCTGGGAACCGGGTCTGAGGTAGCGCGACGGGATGAGCGCTTGCATCGCCGCTTCGGCCGGCAGTGCGCGCCGCGGGTCCACTTCTTCCCACGGGGGGATCGGCGGAACCTCCGCCTCGAGAATCGAGCGCGGGACGCTGGCTTCGACCGGTGGCACCGTGGCGAGGTCGAACCGGTCGGGCTGGCGTGGTCCTGGGGGGAAAACGTGACCGCGTTCGCGGACATCGGCTTGGATCGCGGCATCCTCTTGCAAGTAGCGCTGAAGGCCAGTAAGCGGTCGAGGTTGCAGCTGGCCCAGCGGCGCATCCGGCGGCGGCGGTTCGAACATCCGTGTCCCTGATTCCGGCGACACGGACGGGCGACGCTGTTCGGAACGAAACTCGGCGTCCCAATCCTCATAGTCGAGAAAGCCGGAACCCTGCGGCCGAGTTACTTCGCCTGTCTGGGGGTCGACCATCCCGCGGGCGCGGGCTACAGCCATCGCCCTGGCCGCGTCCTGGTCCGCTGTGCGCATCGCGAGGGTGTCTTGGTAGGTCTGGGAGGTCCGCGCGTCCGGGAAGTCCACAGGGCCTTGTGGGCCTCCTGGTGTGCCAGCTGGCAGGTCGGCCGCTGGTGCCCGCCGTCCACTCAGGAACCGACCGAACCGATCAGCCGCGGCGTGAATGCCGCCGCCGAACACGCCGCCGAATCCTGCGGAGAGTGCGGCTTCCTCGAGCGACGGCAATTCCCCGCGTTCCACCACCGAATGGGCCGTCGAGCCGGTGACGCCCATCCCCGCGCCCTTCAGGGCCGCCCGTCCCCATGAGGCGGTCTTGCCCAGCGGCACCGCCCCAAGCGCGGCTTCGACGGCGACGCTGCGCGGGTCTACCTCTTTGCGGAGCCCGCGCGCTTTCTCGTACTCCTCCGCCAGCCATTCGCCAAACGCGCCGCCCGCTGCGCCCCCGATGGCCGCGCCGGGGACGTTGCCGAGTGCCGCCCCTGCGACGCCGCCGGCAATGCTCGGTACGACGCGCGCCGCGGTCGCGATGGCGGTGTCGCCCCAGCTGCGGTCGTCGTCGGGTTCGTCGGGACCAGCTGGATTAGGCGGAGCCTTCAAACGGCCGGCGCGCAGATCGCGGACGGCCGAATCGATGTCGAAATCGACGTCGCCGGCGGGCGGCCCAGGCCGGCGCGACGCGCGCAGTCGACGCACGGCGTCGTCGAAATCGAAATCGATGTCGCGGAACGGATCCCTGTACGGCATTACCGTCCACCGATCGTCCAACCTCGTCGCTGTGCGACGGCGACGGCCTGATCCAGCGTCAACCCCTGCATTTGCGCGATGATCCTGAGGTCATCAAGGCTGAGCGTCTTCGCGCCGGCGTCCGCGCCGGGTGGGCCCGCCTGCCCGCCACCAGACGGGAAGTACGGCTCGGTCTGTTCTGGCGTCGGGAAGAAGTTCTGGCTCGCGGCCAGCCGACCAGCGACATCCCAGTACCCCTTTTGCTGGGCATCGAGCTCGGCTTCGCGCCGGGCCAATCCGCGGCCGGCGGTCACGGTCGGATCCATGAACGTTTCCGCGCCGCTGATGGCTTGCGCGCGGGCGGCTTCCCGCGCCCGTGCGTCGCCACTCATAAAATCGCGCAGCACCGCGCCGGCTTCCACGTTGCTCAACATGCCCGGTTGTGGGGGCAAGGGGTTCGCTCGCTCGTAGCTTCGCTGACCGGATTCGAGCGCCAGCATGGAACGGTAGGGGTCCGCTTTGAACGCCGCGGTTTCGGGGCCGAGATGGCTTTCCAGGTACCGTTGATTCAGGGCGCGTGAGTCGACGGCTTGCTGACGCAGCTGCTTCATCCGCGAGACTTCGGCGTCGATCGGGTCGCCATACATCGTCACCTTGGTCCCCGCACGCGCGCCCGCCCCTGGGAAGACGGATGACGGTCCACGCGGGCCCGTGCCTTCTTCGACGTTGCCGTAGTCGGCCAGCCCATAGCGGTTGAGCATCGGAGCGAGATTGCCCGTCGATTTGCGCAGCACTTCGAACGGAAACTCGCGCCGCGATGGCGGCATCGGCGGTTGACTCGAGCGCGGTGGCGTGGGCTCAGAAAACGGCGAGCGTCGCAGGGTTTCGTATTGCTCCGGACGCAAACGCAATTCCTGGTCGTCCTGCAACAGCATCGCATCGCGGTCCTGGCCGCGGTCGATCAGGTCGTCTACCTCGAAGTCGTTACCACGGTCCACGAGGTCACCGAAGCGCCGGTCGCGAATCATCTGTTGTAGGGTGGAAAACGGCGATTGATATGGCATTACCGCCTCCGGAGCGCTGAGCGCAATCCGCCTTCGGCTTGCAACCACGCCGGCGGAATTTCCCCGCGGCCGTAGCGCATGCCGCGTCCTTCGGGCGAGAAGTCCTGCACGCTCGGATTACCCCACGCCCGTTCATCGAAGTTCAGGCGTCGCCCGGATGCCTGTGCCGCGTTCTCTTTGCCTTGCAGAATGCCGAAGTAGGCATCCCAGGCCGCGCTTGGGGCGGGACCACCAACTAATCGCCCGCCTCGAGTCAGACCGCTCGGGTCTTCCTGTTCGCGCAGCTGCTGCCGGCGGGCTTCGATTTGTTGGCGTCCGAAATTCATCAGGCCCACCGGGTTTTGGTCGTTGACCTGAAGCCGTTGGCCCCTATCGCCAATCAGGAGTTGCGGATCGAAGGGACCGCGGTCCGCGGCCGTGGTGCCACGGTCGACATAGGACCGTCCGCGCAGCAGTGGCGCATTGACGCCCTGCATCGCCAGCCGGTTGTAAAAGGCTCGGCTACTCGGCATCAGTAGATCCTGTTAGGGTTGAGCGCTAATTTGAGTTGTTGCATCGGCAGAATGCGATTGCCGAGTTGGGGATTACCCTCCGATGGCCCGGTGAGGTTTTGGACCGGTGCCGGTGCCATCATCTCGGGACCACGCATCGCGGAGTGATACGCGGGCATGGCCAACTGATCGAACGTGCCGCCCCCACCGCCGCCGCCCCCGCCACCGCCCGCGCCGACTCCACCGCCGTATTCGCCGCCGGGGGGTGGGGGCGTCGGGGGCGCGGTGGGTTTGGTCTTCGTAATCGCGGGCGCGGGCGCGGGCGCGGGCGGTTTGTTCAGTCCGAGTTCGCCTTCGCGCCTCTTAAAATACGCGTCGAGGTCTTCTTGCGTGCCGCCGGTGTAGCTATGCCCGTAGAGCGTCGCTTCGTTCTTATAGGCCGTTTCCCAATCACCAGTCGCGGGCGTGCCGGCCCCGTAGTGCTGCTGGAATCGCTTCTGGAACTGATCGCGAATCGACTGTTCGGTGATGGGCGTCGCCATGTTAGTAACGCCGTGCCATCAGGGAATAGATTTGCGGAATGGTGTTGAGCCAACTGGTCTTCAAATTGACATTTTGGCCCCGCTGATCCACGCCGCCAGCGTAGATATTGCCCGTGTAGTCGACGTCCTGGCTGCGCGTGCCGCTCAGGAAATTGATGTCCTGTCCTCGTTGCGTGAGCCCACCGCGATACTGTTCCATCGCGGCATCGAACGCGCGTTGCTCCCTGTTGGTGACGTCCTCAAATTCGACGTCGGTCAAATGCTGCGCGAGGTCGGACAGGATGTTGGCGGACTCGCGTCCCTCCATCGACGATTTCCCCATGTTGCGAGACGACATGACGTCTTTCAGAGCGCTCAGCGCCGCGGAGCCCTGTCGGCCGGCAACGTCCTTCGCTCTCGAGAACGCCAACGATGGGCCTGGGCTGATGCCAGTGCCTGGCAGGCCCGGCGGACCGACCGCGCCGCCACCGCCACCGCCTTCAAATGCGCCACCACCGCCGCCGTAGATGCCTACATGCGGGGGGAGTTGTGGAGCCGGCGGTAAGGGAGGGGCATCGACCTTTGGTTCTGGTTCCGGCTTGCTCTGCTTGAGTATCGCCGCGATTTGGTCTGCGCTCAGCCCGCCCCCGCCCGCGCCGCCTGCGCCCGCGCCGCCCGCGCCCGGCCCGCGCGACAGTTCCTGGTCGATGCCCGTTGACTTGATCGTCACGTTCTGCGGGTCGCTCGCATTCATCAACCGGGTCGAGTTAATGAAGGCTTGCTGCTGTGCTTCCAGGGCCAGCCGCTGGCGTTGCTGCTCCAAGGCGCTCAGCGCGTTGGTCTGTTGGGTTTGCGCCGCTTGCTGGTTGGCGGTTTGGGTCGGCGTCGGCCCGCCGTAGGTCGGTTGTCCGGTCCCGGTCCAACCGACAACGGGCCCGGCTTTGGTCGGCGGTCGATAGTAGTCCAGGCCGTAGGATGCGCCCGTAGGCATGATGCTCTCCTGGCTCGTGAGGCTTTACCTTACACCGGAATCCGTTCGCCCATGATGGTGATCGTCAGCGAGGTCGACGCACTCGCCCCGCCGACCAGGAAATCGGTACTGGCCATGCGCAGCAAGCCATACCAATCGAGGTAATCGAACGCCGGGACCGATTTGTCGTAGAACAGTTCGGTGCCGGCGGTGTTCGCGCCGGTTGTGCCCATATAGAGGCGGAAGGTCACCGCCGCCGACGTCTTGTTCGCGATGTGAATGTGCCGCACGACGTTGAACACGTTAGTGTTCGTATCGTTGAAGACGTTGGTGGTGTAGGTGTTGGTCAGGGCCAGCGGTCCTGCAAGCGTGCGAATGGTTCCGGGCATTCAAGCCTCCTACTGCACGTCGGTAAACAGACTGCCGAGAATGCCGACGTTATCAGTGCCGATGGTCCAATTGGCCGTGCCGCTGCCATCGCGCAGGAATTCGATATAGGTGGACGCGGCGGCGGCGTAGGCCATGCCCAGCGGTGAGGTGACGGTCACGCCGGCATTGATGACGCGGTAAAACGCGCGGACCCCGCTCGCAATCGTGAAGCCGCCTGGCACCGTGCGCCGCAGCGCCGTCGAGGCCACACCCCCCGTCGTGGTGGTGTTGAGTTCGAACAGGACCGAGAGTTGACGGCCTTTGAGGTAGTAGGCCATCAGCGCGACGTCGCCAGAGGCGACCGTCCAGGTCATCGCGCCATTGGCGGTGTAATCGCCGGCACTGAACGACGGCGTGATCCAGGCCCCTTGTTCATGCTCGATGAGCCGCCAGCTTTGCGTCGTGTTGTCGTAGCGGAACGTGGCGAGCCCGGTGCCGGCGGACAACGACGTCACGGCACTGGTCGCGATGTTGGTCAGGCGATTCGCGGCCACGGAGCCGGCGTTCTGATGGGCCAAATCCACTTGGCCCGCCCCGACCGACACGATCGTGACCAGCTGGCCCGCGCGCCCGGCGCGTAGTCCGCGCAGCGTCGCAAGCGACGCGTTGTTCATGCGGATGAGCGGCACGTTGCCGAAGTCGAGGTCGTCAATGTTGCCGGTGGTGGTGAAGGTGACTTCGCCTTCGCTGCTGGCGGCGGCCAGAACGCCCCAAAAATCCGCGCCGTCCGCGCCGTCGAATCCTGGCGGGCCCAGGGCCCCGGTCGCCCCGGTGATGCCCGTTGCGCCGCGGGGGCCCGGCATCCCATCATCGCCCGGCGTGCCGTCGAGCGCGAGAATGACTTTCTGGACCGGATCGGGAGCCGCCTCGAGGATGGCGATGTCGTCTTCACTCACGCCCAGGCGGCTATTGAGCTCGCGCAGTGCGCCCCAGACCGCATCGAAGTTATCGTCGATGTCCTGCGCGGTTTCCTTAATCTCGAGGTCACGAATCGGGTGCGGCTTCTGGAGCTTCATGGCGCTACCGACCGCCGCGACAGTTCATGGAACGGCACTTCGTAGCCGTAGAGCATCACCGCCCGATTGTTCTCGTTGTTGTAGAACCGCATTTGCAGCAAGCGCCCGGTTCCCAAATGCCGGGTGCGATGCTGGCCGCTGGTGAGCGCGAGCGAAATGGTGGTCTGGGCCGAAGCGTCCAGGCCCCCCACTTTCGGGACCAGACTCAGCGTGCCACCCGATTCAATCGCGCAGAGGATGGCCGCTTGGCCAAACAGCTTCTGAATGTCGGGCGTGTTGCCGCTGTGCCATTTCGGAATCGCATCGAATTCAATCGCCGTCCCGTCGTCCGAAGCCGTCGAGTAGTTTTCGGCGTAAATGAATCCGGCGCTCGAGCCAATGACGGGGCGATTGAAGCCGTTGGTGTCGTCCATCGTCGCCCCAGCAGTCGGCGTGAAGGCCCCCGTCTTATGCGGCCCGAACCACTGCTGACTCCCGCGATGGTAGGTGACCCACCGGTCGATGTCGGTGGATCCGGCGGCGGCGAGGTGCAATTCGATGGTGTCGTACAAGGCGTTGTACTTGCAGAAGGCATTTGCGAATTTGGCGCGGTTGAAAAAATCATCGCTCGTGAACCAGGGATGCACGTTCTCGCGCGACAGGTTGCGGACACCCGCCGGGCCGTATTCGTAAAACCCGTTTTCCCCCAGGAAATAGCAGACATCCTCAATGACGATGCAGCCTTCCTGCACCATCGCGCCCACCGCCGGATCAATCGAGACTTGCTCGTAGTCTTCGGGCGTGTCGCCCACCAGTTTCCACAGCCGGCGACGTTTCGCCAGCACCAGTTCGTCGCGTCGCGCCATGAAGGCGGTCACGCCGTACTGGTCTTCGCCCGCGGGGGGCACGGTGAAGACATCCCCCCAGGACGACACTTCGCGGTTGCCGGAGAACCACACATCATCGGGATCGTCGTCCGGGCTGGCGAACAGCCGGTCTTTCCAGGCGGTAATGATGCGAAAGCGGTCGGTGGTGTCGTGGCCCGGTGGGTTCTCGGCGTGACTGGACGCCTCCGCGAGCAAGCCCAGGTCGTAATCGGAGCCGTCGAAGGTGACCGAGGTCGTAGTGTTGTCCTCGATGCGCTCCACTTCGAAATAGGTTTCGCCGTTGTTGGTGGTCATGTAGATGATGCGCGCATTCACTCCACTCGTGCCGGAAACGGTGACGGCTGACATGGCCACTTGGCGATTCTGGAGCACCAGCGGGCCGGCGATGGGCGAGAACGGGCTTTCGGAGAGCACCGTGTCGCCACTGGTAATCGCGTAGGTGTAGGCGAAGCGATAACTGCCGAAAAAGCTGCCGGAGGACGTGGCCGCCGCGACAGTCGGCGCGGCCGAGGGCCCATCGATGGTCAACAGGCGCGCGGCGAGTGTGGCCGCGTTGATGGCCACGTTTTTCGAGACGGCGTTGACGACCACGACGGTGCCGGCCAAAGTGGCAAACCGTGCCGGCCGCGTGTCGACCATCGTGACACCAGAGGGCAGCGTCAACGTGGTGATGTCGCCGGCCGGCGTGACCTTTTGCAGCGACGTGTTGGCGTGAATCAGATAGAACGGCATTCAGATCACTACCTGCCAGTCTTGGCTGATGGCCGTCGAGATTTCCGTCCAGGTCGTGCCATCGGTCGAGGTGATGAGTTTGTCGGTGCCAGTGCCAACGATGAAAAATGCCGCCTGTGCGCTCCGCCACTTCACATATTTCCAGCTGCGCGCGGTGGGGCACGATCGCGCCGTCCAGGTCACGCCATCCGGGGAGGTCGCGATTTGTTGCGCGTTGGTCCCGGTTTGCGCGACCGCGACGAACAGGCCCAGATCGGCGGACCATTCGACGTCAGTGTATTGGACGTCGAAGGGCGCGGTCCGACGCGTCCACGTGATGCCATCGGGCGACGTGAAAAACTTGTTCGCCACGCCGACGCCCGTCGAGCGCACGCACGCCACCGCGACTCCCTGGCTATCCGACCATGCAACGCCGGAGACGCCCATGCTGGCGGTCGCCGTCGCATCGTAGGTGCGTTCGGTCCAGGTGATCCCATCGGGCGAGGTCACCATGTGGCCCCGCGTGCTGCCAGCCGTATCGGAAATGCCGATGAAGATGCCCAGCGCGTCGACCCAAATCACTTCGATATAGGTGTGAGAGGCATGCGCGTTCGTGCGGAACGTCCACGTCGTGCCGTCCGGGGAGGTCGCAATTTTACTCGGTGTGGCGACCTGCGCCATCGCGACGAACAGGCCAAGTGTCTCTGACCAACATACCGTGTCCCAATTGTGCGCCGCGGGGGTGGTGCCAGCCGTACCGATGGTCCACGTGTCGAGGTCGGCATTGTCACACGTCGCAAACCACGCATTCTGCGACCCGTTGTGACCGACCGCCACCAGCAGATCGAGCGATGGCGAGTAGGCAATGCAGCGCACCCCGAACGCGGGGGAGCCCGCGCCCAGGTTGTCATTGCGCAGCGTCCAGGTCGAGCCATCCTCCGAGGTTTGAATCCGGTCGGTGCCGGTGCTCGAGCCGGCAAGGAACACCACCGGATCGCCGCTGACTTCTTCTTCCTCGCTGAAGGGGAGGTTGTAAATCGCGAGAATCGCGCCGGCCGCGGTGGTCGCGTTGATTTTGTTCATCCCGTCGCGCTTCGACAACGCGAGTCGGCCCCGATAGAGGCGCGGCACGCCGTTTTGTGACGACAGCAGTTCGCCGTCCTTGACTTGCAAGGGATTGTTGGTGCGCTGCACGCCGAAGGCACCGGGGTTGTAAATGTTGACCTTCCCAGGCATCAGTCACTCGCAACCATGAAAAACGCTAGCACCGTACCGGCAGCAGCGGTGGTGTTGACCTTGCTCATGCCATCGCGTTTGCGGATGGCCAGCTGGTCATCCTTGTTGGAAATCTGTCCGTTCTGCGCCGAGAGAAAAGCGCCGTCTTCAACCTGAAACGGCGCATTGACAATATCGACGCCCAGCTGACCGAGGTTGTAGATGTTGATTTTCCCTGGCACGGTTCGCTCACGGCAAATACAAATAGGTGCCTCTGCCCATCACCGAGAAGCACAATTGCCCGGCTTCTGGCGTCGTGAAGACGTACTCCGTCGTTGACGTGCGCGGCGTGAAGGTGCGCATGTTACCGGGCGTGAGCACCGTGATGTAGAGTTCGTAGTCGACGAGCGTCCACGTCGTGGTCTTCCCATTGGATTGCACTAGGTCTTGCGGGCTCGGCAGTGGATCCCACGCCAACGTATAGGGTGCGTTCGGCACCGTGTTCGCCGTCAAGCAGCTGCTGGCCGACCAATACGAATCGAGCGGTTTGACCGTGGGCGTGGTTTGCGCCACCAGCAGCACGAGGAACGTCAGCATGGTCATTTCCTCGTCACGGTCATGCGGCCGGGTGTTTTGGGGAGCGGACCGGTGTCCAGCAGTTTGATGGCACTGATTTTTTGATAGACCGTGTAAGGCTTGGCCACATAGAAGGTCACCGAGGGATTGGTGACTTCATCGGTTTCACCCGCGATGAGTAGGAAGTTATCAATGAAGGCCGGGTCGGTCGTGGCGCGCACCTGATAGCCATTCAGTTCAATGCCCAGGACCGGCGGCCATGTCAACGTGTGCCATGTGGCGGCGGGGAACGTCTGCGTGATGACGTTGCTGTGCCACGTTTCCTCGCGCGGCTTGTGCAGGAATTCATAGAAGCCGCGCATATAGACTTTGAAACAGTAGCGCCCGCCCGTGGTCGCTGTCGCGCTGACTTTGTAGGTGTAACTCGTGGCCGGCGGGGGCACCCCAATTTGGCTGACGAATTTATCGTTCTTGAAGACGTGAATCTCGTAGCTCGAGAGCGTCCAGAATTGCGGCACCTCCTGCGCAAACACCATATCCTCGATGAAGATGGTCTGGTGGTCTTCGACGGGTTTCCAGGCCAGCTTCACGGTCGTGCTGACCCAATACTCAGTGCAGCCCAAATCCTGCGTGACGGGCAGCGAATAGCCGATCGTCATCTGGGGCGGCATCGGCAGAATGACCTGTGCCGCGAGCGTCAGGACCAGCGCGTTCATGGAACCACCGTCACGATGCGCTTGACGCCGGTCTGCGCGAAGCAGTTGCGCACATCTCGCGCGCGCATCACCAGTTCGAACGTCCCGGTCTTGTAGGGCATGACGCTCCCTTCGGTCCATTCGCGGCCGTCTTGCTCGCCGGGGAAATTCTGAACCCATTCCGGGTAGCCATCGCCCAGCAGGTCCAGTTCTAACGACGACACTTTCACCGGTCCGCCCACGGTGAATGTCACATAGAGGCCCTGAGGCGACGACAGCGACACCTGCGACGTGAAGGTATGAATCGCAATCGTTACGGGCGGATTGCCGGCTTCCCCGGAGGTTTCGGCACATTGGGCACTGATGAGAAAGGGTTTGAAATGGGGGACCATCCTGACTCCCCATTCGGTCCGCGAGCTTTTAATGCCGCCACTAAACGAACATCCATTGGAATGGTCTGCGGAAGATCGGCCTGATAACAGTCCGGTGTGCCGGCGACCAAGGCGAAGGCGCTTTTCGGGACGGTCGTTGGTCCCTGAATCGGGGTGCCATTGTCCGGATTGGTGCCTTCGTTGAACAGCGCGTAGGAATACTCGCCCACGCGTGGCGTTTTCCCATCGGGCTCGAGCATGGTGTGTTCGGTCAGCGGCACGAAGACTTGCCCTTCACCATCGGGCAACATCTGGAAGCCAATCGGTTCCGTGCAGGGATTCGTCGTCTGAGCCCATGCAGGGGTGCTGACCAGCAGCACAAGGATAAGAAACAGCATCTTCATTCTCGTCTCCAACAATGAATCAAAATTCATAGCCATCGAACAGCCCCTCGACGTAATCGGGTTCGTCTTCCTGGCGTGGCGTCACCGCTGTGATGATGCCGAGTTTTTCGTCGCCATAGACCTTCAACCATTCGGGATCTGGCGAGCGGTCCTCGCGGTCCTTGGCGCGCGCCCACGCAATGGTCCAGGCTTTGAGCGCATTGTCGGTTTCGCCGGGAATCGGGTTGTTACTCGCGGTGGTCAAACTGCTGGAAATGCCGGCGATGTAGCCGACCGCCAGATTGAGCGCCGCGTTGGTCTTCGGGGAGATGTAGAGCGATGGCGCGGCCACCGGGGGGCCCGCGCCGACCACATCGTAGAAGAAAATGCAGCCCGTCGCGTCCTGGCCAGTGAGGGTGCGGGCACGACGGAATTCGTCGCTGGCATAGTCGCGCGGGAAAAAGAAGGTGTTGATGTAGGTGGAGCGGTCGCGTGGTTCGATGAACTTCACGCGAAACAGGTCACTCGGCACCCCGGAAGCTGTCGTCGCATTGGCGGCGAGGCTCACATTCGATTCATCCAGCGTGAGAAAGTGATCCTGGTAGACGTCGATGATCCCTTTCCACAAATCGCGACAGCCGTTGAGCGCAATGTCGAGAAGCTCGGCGTCGGTCCAGAACGACGGCGTGTCCTCGAGGAGCACCTTGCGGGCCTGATAGATGATCGAATTCAGCGTCGTCGCCATTTACAGCCCTGACGGTGGGAGCGGGCTTGTCTGTCGGAGATAGGCTTCGACGTGGCATTCGAGCCCGTTGTTAGCCCCAGAAATGGCGGCTTCGAGCCCCTGACCCTCCGGAAGCGCCTTGCCTTCTTCGCCGTAGTCGTAGGTCAAGAGATTGCCGACCGTCGAGGACGCGGGCACACGTGCGATTTCGACGGTATCGTCTTCGGACCGCAGGATATAAGTCACGGCCCCAGCCGCTTCGATGTAAATGTTCACGCGCTGAACGAACATCGTGAATCCGGTTTTGCCGGCGATTCTCGTGGCCGTCCCGGTGTCGGTCGTGGCGACGCTCCAATTTGTCGAGACGTCGCGATAGAAGTTGCGCAGTGTGGCTTGCGCACTCGAGCCAATCATCACGACTCGCCTCCTAGCTGTTCGAAATCGGACTGGTCAGTTCTTCGCTGCCCAGGTCGGGCCGAATTTCAAATTGAAAGTAGCCGCGGATCGCATCACCCGCGCCGGTGGTGACCACGCCGGTAATCAGCGTGCCGTCCGCGAGGTCGGTATCGGTCAGCGTGAAGGTGGTCGTGGATGAGGCCGTCGTCGGGTCGACCGCGGCCGACAGAATTGACACGCCGTTCTTGTGCACGTCGACACGCGCTGAATCGTCCGCGTCGGTCAGAGTGTTACAGCGAAAAATCGCACTGATGATCGTGCCGGCCATCTCGGACCGAAACCCACAGACGGCCACGGCCGAGACGGACGCGCCTTCGTTGACAGTCAGGGCAATCGTCTGACGCGCAAATTGACTGTAGGTCGGATCGACGTTGTAATCGCGAATCATGGTGTCCTCGGCATTGCGGCCCCTACCGCCGCTTCGCCGTGAAGGGGAGCCGCGCCGGGACGGCGAAGAATCCCGGCGCGGCCTACCGATTGCCCCGGTGTGCGGCCAAGGGCGAACGGCACTGCTGCGGCGGCTTAGGAGCCGCCGACGATCACGAATCCGCTCGGTCGGTCGGCGGACGAGGAACCGGTTGACCCGTCAATCGCCGTGTTCGCCATGACGGCGACGCCGTTGGCCATCACCTTCCCATCAGGAAACGCGAGAAAGTGTTCGATGGTGGCCGCGACGCCGATGCCGATATCGAATGCGGTGCCTGAGGCCGTGGTTTCGTCGTCGGTGATCTTGAAGTAGGTCGTCGCGGACGAGCCCGTGGGCGATTTCACGAACACGCCATAGAGCCGGCACGCCACATCCGCCATCACGACGCCGGAACCGGTCGTCGCGCTCGAGATGGCGTCGAACGGCACCAGCTGCAACTTCGGATTGTTCTTGTGCTGGGCGATATACATAAACAGGGCTTTGATGAGGCCCTGTGTTTTGGGCTTCCGCGATTCCGCGCGGCACTTTTCTTTGACCTTGACAGCATCTTCGAGTGAGAGAGCCATTGAGCACGTCTCCTTGTGCGAGGCCCGCCGTGCAGCCGGGACAGTCGCACGCTCGGTTAGTGTGGGTTCTGCACAAACGTCATGTTTCCGCGCCTGAGGAGCAATGCGGTGTAGGCGGAACTACCCCGCATCTCTGCTTCATCCGCGATGGCGGCATCCTGCCGCGCCGCGTCGCGGGCTTCTTTCGCGTCGATGGCGTCGATGGTGCGGTCAATCGCCACGTCAATCGACGGGGCGGCGCGATTCGCGGGGTTCCAGCTATCCGCGGCCTGCAACCAGCCGAAAAAGTTCTCGCCGGCAATGTCGAACGTCGTGAGCGTTTTCACGTAGACGCACGCATGCGCAATCAAGCGTTGCTGTTCGCCGCGGTTGTCGGTGAACTTCGCGACGTTGGTCAGCCAGCGCAGCTGCTTCGCGCGGGGCGTTTTGCGTCCGACGATGTAGCAAAAATTGTTGAGCGCCGGCAGGATGCGCAGGGCCGGATCGATTTCGGCCAGCCGACGCAACCACCAGTACGGCGGCGTCGAGAGGCGAAACGGATTCTGATCTTCAATCCAGTTCACCGGCGGCGGCACTACCGTCCTCCCCGCTGAAGCAAGCTGAACACCCCGTCGCGCAAGACGCCGTATTCCTCACCAGGGCGCGGGTTGTAATCGACCGCAGTCGGTCCGATGAGTTCGCGCGTCATGCCGCCGCGGCGCACGACAAACTTCTGGCCCCGGTCTTTCATCCCAGACATCCGACTCAGGGCTTCGCTCGAGGCCATCGATTCGCCCGACGCGTTGAGTCGTGGGCCTACCGTGTCGTCGAGCAATTCCAAGGTTTTGTTGCCCCACTTGAACGGCCCGCTCGGCATCGTGGCGTAGCGCACGCCGCTATACGGCTCGCTGAATTCCCGCTTCGCCGCGTCCAGATTCACCAGCCCGGCCAAATCGGCAATGCGGGCAAGTGGCTGTTTCGACAGACTCTCCACCGCCGATTGCAAACCTCCGCCAATGCGTTCCCAGGTGGTGGGCGCGCGCATCGAGGGCGTGGTCGGCGGTGGGGGCCGCCGCTCGTCGAGCGCTCGGCGCAATTGCGCCATCGCAAAGTCCTCAGGCATCAGGCATCACCCGAAAACGTGCTCATTGAACCGGTCCGCGCGCTGTCGCTCGCGCCTGGCATGTCGTGCATGCGTTCCGGTTTCAGCCGGCCGAAATGCACGGTTTCGCGGCCCCGTTGCCGGTCGGGGTCGAGCAACGACACGTCAATGCGTTCGATTGATCTGCTTTGTTCGATAGGCGTGTCGGCCATCGGTTCGCCACCGATTTCCCACCCGCGCACGAACACCAGGGAGATGAAGTAGTTCGGATTGGTCGGATCCTCACTGCCCATCAGCGGATGTTGTTCAATGGCCTTCCTGGCGACGATCTGTGGGAGTTTGTTCACCGCCGGATAGGGCGGCAGTTCCCAGGATTTGCCGTCATAGGTGACGGTGAGCGTCTTGCTGGTGCGGTTGCCCGCTTCGACCCAATCGTAGGGATTGAGAAATCCTTCCATTCGCCTCTCCTTTTTGCGGAAACGCGCGCCGGCGCTCCCGACATCACCGGCGCGCGGCCCTTCTCGTCGCGCTTATTCAGCGCGGACGATGACCAACGACTGACCGGTAATCGCGTCGAGTCGTGCGTTGTACCCCGGATACCTGAGGTGATATTGCCTTCTGATCCGGTACCACGCCTCGAAGGCATCGCGCGCCGCGGATCCGACGCCGGCGCGGACGAGAATCTGACCGTCCTCGTCCACCCACTTGCCCTTTTCTGATTCGTAGACCACCCAGCCGGAATTCGCTTTGTCCAACAGCATCATCACGTCGAGTGGGAAATCACGAATCGCTTTGATGGGCACTTCGCCCATCGTCAGATCGCCCTGGGTAAAGGCGACCGTGCCGCCATCGGGACGCTGCACGTGATTGCCGACGAAGCGGCGGTCACCCAGCAGCATCTTGATGTAGAGGCGGCGCGTGGAGTGATGCGCGAGTAGCAGGTCGATCGTCGATCCGAGTTTCTGATCGAGGATGTCGGCCACTTGCTGCAACAGGTCGAAACTCAGCGTGCCGGTCGAGGGCTTGACGTAGCTCGAGAAGTTCCCCCAGACGGAGCGGTCGACGCCGAAGTAGTTGTTGCGATAGGTGCCGTCATCGACCAGGGCCATCAGGCCCCAGAACGCATGCTCGTAGCTCGAATCGAGCACATCGGTGACGTCGCTATTGGCACACTGGACGAGGTAGTCATTGTTTGCCCAGGTCGAGCCGCCGACGCCATCGAGGGTGACGTCGGTCCCATCGCTGTTGCAGGCCGTGATCTTCCGCACGGTGGTGCGCAATGCGCCGGTGCCAGGATTGACCGCCCCGACATACATACCCACTTGGCAAAAGCGATTGCCGAAGTTGTCGTTGGTGATGCCGCCGGGCGCGTCGAGCTCGAGGGTCGTATCGCCTGAGGGCGTGACTTCATCGATGAGCGCGAGAATGCCGCGGCCTTCGGTGGCCAGGGCGTATTCCTCTTTGCGCGCGATGTCCTTGATGAGCCCCTGATTCTCGTCGCGCCGCGCCTGCTTGAAGGCCCCGCGACTCTGCAACGAATCGTGCATCGCCTCATAGGTGAGGCGGATGCGGCCCATCAGCTTCCGTTGCCCGACACGCACCTGGACGTGACCCTGCGCGCCGGCTTCTGCGAACGCGCCATCCTCACCGCTGAAGAAGGGTGAGGTGTTGCGCGACACGTGCGCGGTGTAGACTTTTTCCCTACCCGCGAAGTCCGAGTCCTTGAACCCGAACAGGTCTTTCAGCTGGTTTTTGTTGTTGACTTGTTCAGAGACGAAATCCTCGTAGTAGTCCTTGAGAATCCCATCAATGACCTGTGTGTCGGCTCCGGTCACGGGCGTCCCTCACGTGACGCGCCGTTTGGCAAAGGTTGCGTGACTACCCTTGGCGTTCGATCAGCGCGTCAAATGCGGCGTCGTGTAGTTCCTCTTCGGTCTTCGGCAGCGTCTTCGGTTTACCCTGAGCGCCCACCGGTCCGGTGCGACCGGTGAACTTCGGCAGGTTGTTCACGCGCTCCGCGCGTGTCCGAAGCGTGGCTTGTGTCGATTCGCGAATCGGTTCTACGACGTCGCCGGTGGTGTCGTGCCAGAAATCGTCGACAAGGTTTGGATCGTTTTCGATGTACCGATTTTTCCGGTCTTCGTCGTCCTGAATCCACGACATGAAGGCCGACTGGAAATGCCGCACTGTGCTGGGTTTGACGTTTGGCCCGTAGGCATCTCTGACTTTGGCGTCGACACTGCGCAGTGCGCCGAGTGCAACGTTGCGCCAGATTTGCTGTTGCAAATCTTCGAACGATTGAATCGGCCCGTTCTGGGATACCAGCTGACTCAATCGGCCTAGGTCAATTCCCGCGTCCTCAAACGCGGCGAGTTGCGGATACATCTGGCGGAAGGCATCCCGCACTCGCTGCGTTTCTGGATCAATCGCCGCCGGGGCTTCCCGCCGTACCGGCTCGCCGGCCGGTTGGCGATACAAGTGCGCTTGCAGTTCTCGAAATCGTTGCTCGGCTCGTTCCGCCCTTGCGTTTGCTTCACGCAGACGATGACTGGGTACGAACGCCCCATCACCACGACGCTGGCCGGTGGCTCGGCTCGCAGGACCGGTACGGGTCGCCTTCTCAGCGCCCGCCGAGGCTCCGTCCTGGGCCCCGCGCGGCTGTTCGCGGGGCGCTTGGGTTTCGCCGCTGTCAGGTTGACCGGTCGGCTCGGTCAGCTGGTCTTGACCATCCGCACCGGCTGGCTCGTCGGCCATTCTTGCCTCGCCTTCTTCTCGGGCACGTCACCTAGGTGACGGATCGAGAGGCATGTCAGGCAAAACCTTACAACACAAGATGTGGTGGCTGTCAAGCCGATCCAGCGGTTACGTTTTCCTTTTGCCACCTTTCTCGCGGGCGGGTCGCCAGCCGGTCTTGCGCATGGTGCCGTAGATGTAGGCGTCTTTGTGCGCGCCTTTGAGGCCCTTCATCGCGGCTTCCTTGGTCAGCTTGCGCTCGAGTTCCTTCGGCATCAGAGACGCTCCAGGAGAAGATCCGCAATGGCCCCGTAGGGCGGCTGGGCGGTGAGCGCGATCACCAGATCCTCGCCGCTGGCGATGTTGGCGAGTTTCACGGTGTGGGTGTGCTCCGGTGCCGGTTCCTCGCCCTGCGGAATGTAGTCGAGGTTGGTCAGGTACTTTTCCATGTCGGGGTTGCGCGCCACGAGGTCATCCAGGAGTTTCTGAATCAGTTTGCCTTCCATGTGCGTGTCTCCTTAGGCTGGCCCGACCTGTTGGCCGGTCTTGCCCTGGTCGTTGTTGCCGGCCGGCATCGAATCGGTCGCGCCGGATTCCTGATTGCTACTCGCCATCGCTTGCCCGCCGCCGCCCGCCTGGGGTTGGGGGAGCAACAGGCCAAGGCGCATTTGGGCTTGGGTCTGCGCCAGCTGTTGCCGAAGGATCCGCGTCGCGTCGAGGATGTCGTGTAATTCGAGGTGACGGAGAAAGGCTTGCTCGAGCATGGGCATCTGCTGGAACAGGGTCCGGGCTGAATCGCTGTTCGCCCACTTGGTGTGCTCGGCGATGTGCACGCGCCCGTCCTGGTACTCCTTGCCTTGGAACGGGGTCATCTCGGGCATGTCCGGCGGCTGGCTCTGCACCATCTGGCCGGCGGCGGTCGCCTGCTGCGTCTGCTGCGTGTACAGCTGGAGGGATTGGCTGTAGACCATCATTTGCTGATTGAATTGCTCGAGGGCCGCGGGATCCTGCGTCCACTTTTCGAACGCGTCTTGTTCAGCCAGGGCGCTCTTGACGTGGAAGTCGAGCGACGGCATCAGGAAGGTCAGGCCCAACTTGGTGAACACGGAGTACTTCTGTTCGAAGTCCGCGGGATCCAAGTACCCCAAATTTTTCGCCTGTTCAATCGCTGCCCGAATTCCGAGGTTGGTCTTCGGAGCCTGCGCGCCGTCCTCGATGATGAAATCGACCGCACCCTGAAGGTCCGCGTTCAGGAAGTGCTCCATCGTCCAGCCCTTATTCGGCGTCATCACCGCGTAGGTGCGCCGGGTCGGGCCGTACTGCCGCTCGAGCTCCACCGCCAAGGCGAGCCATTTGCGATGCGTTTCCCCGCGCGCCTTGAACACCGGCGTAAAGCGGGCCTGTCCACGTTCGACCAGCAGTTGCAGCGCCGAAAACGCTTCGACGCCGCCGGGTTTGCTGCCCTTCAAGACGTCGAAGGTGCCGGCCAAATATTCGATGTCGTCGAGGATCTGTTTGCGCAGCTGAAACAGACTGCCCTGAATGTTGGCCCCTTCCAGGCGTTCGGGTTTCGCGCCGCCGGCGGCCAGGGCGTTGTATTTCAGCACGAGGCCCGGTTCACCGGTGAAGGATTTGATTTCGCTCCCTTTGGGTTCCAGCCACACGGGATTGGCGCTTCGGTTCACAATCAGTTCGATGAGCGCGTCGAGGCGATTCAACTGGTCGACCTTGGCGCAAATCACGTCGAGGGGACTGTTGGCGGTGGATTTGCCGCCAAATTGTTTGAAACCGGTGTGCAGGAACGGAATCAGAATCTCGCCCTGTTTGGTTTGAAACGGCACCGGCCCCGGCAAGGCCGGCTCGTCTTCGATGAGCACGACGTTTTCGCCGTCGCCCAGGACGCGCATCAGCAAGCCTTCGGGAAAGTCTTCGTTCGGCTTGGCCCACAGTTCGAATTCGGTCGTGCCATCGCTCTCGAAGTCGGTTTCCGCGCCCAGGCCATGACTGCGCGACATCGCGGAGACGTCGGTCTGCGTGGCAATGGCGCGCATCAGTTGCAGCGAGCGTTCTTGCGGCGAGCGTTGCCACGTGATTTTGTGTTTGTCGAGGAAGCTCCGGCCGTAGAAGTTCTCGAGTTGCCGTTTCGTTTTCCACATCATGCGGAGCACGATGGGGGTGTCCTCGAATTCCTGATAGACCAGCGGGTAGGCAATTTCGAAGGGCGACGGCGCGCACGTGCGGCCGCGCCCGACCGGCATCGCCATATCGGTGGCGGCCATCTGGCCCACCTTGCACGTCGGGCAGACGCCGAGATAGGCCGTCTGCGGGGGGTGCTTCACGCCACAGCTTTGGCATTGCGAGTACGGCAGTGAGACAGTGCCCCATTGGGGATTTTTGTCGTAATAGGTATGCAAAAAGCCGTTGCCGGTGGCGACGAGCCAGAAATCCCGAATCATGCAGGCATGGTTGTAATCGTGGTCGTCTTTCAGAAAGGGCTCGAGGCGGTCAATGGTTTCGGCGGTCGAGACGTTGCGCACTTCGCCCCCGACCGGTCGCGCGGTCGCGTCGAGTTCGATGCTCTGAAACAGGGCGACCAGCGATTCGACCACTTCCGAGGCTTTGTTGGTCACCGGTCGAGGGATCCAGCGGGCCATGCGCTTGTCTACCCATTGGCCGCGTTTGCGGTCGTAGTAGATCCACTGGCGGCCGAGAATGTAGAGGATGTTGCGCCACCAGAGGCGTTCGATTGCCTGTCGCCCGTCCAGGCATTCGCGCTTCGCCTCCTTGTAAAACTCGAGCATCGCGCCGAAGTTTTTGTATTGGTCCTCGCTCTTGATGGCCGGGGCCCCAGCGAAAACGGCTTCGACCGCACCTTCGAGGCCGCTCGGGTCCGGTGCGCCCGTGGGGGGTGGCACCATGTTGTCCATTGCTAGTTACTCCTGCGTGTGAGGTGCTCGAGTCGTCCGTGCGGGTTGTCGTTGGTGACGCCGAGGGCATGGGCCAGCTCGTCGCCCACGTCTTCGAAGTCCAGGCCCAGGGAGGTGGCCAGTCCGCCAATCGCGGTCTGCGTGGCATCGCCCACCGGCACCGCGACGCCGCTCTCGGCGCTCGAGACGGCCGGCCGTGGCTTGTCGTCGGCGGCGAGGGGTTCGCGCGCCAGTTCAAAGGGCATGCGCTGGACGTTCAAGGTGTGCTGCATCAAGGTCGAGACTTCCTGGTCGGCCTTGTTGAACATCAGCCGCATCCATTCGAAGTTCGCGGTCGCGGTGTCGGCGCGCGTCGTTTCGGCGCGCAGCTGCGCTTCCAGGCGGGCCACTTGGGCGCGGTGCTCGCTGGTGGCCTTCAGGCGCTCGAGACTGTGTTCAGCCACGAGCGTCTTGTACGCGGTGCGCCAGTGTTTGAGTTGTCCGCGCAACGTGTCGCGTTCGGCCTGCATTTTGACCAGTTCATCGCGGAGCGGGTCGCGTGGCGGGTCGGGCGTGAGTTCGGGCGTGGACGGCTTAGTGAAAATACCCACCGACGTACTCCCCTTCCATTTCCTCGTCGGACAGGCTTTGGGCAAAGAAATCGGCCATCGGGCGCAGATCGCGTTCCCAATCCAATCCGTCGTCGTCACGGGTCAAGCGGCGCTCGCGTTCCCAGGCCCAGAGCGATTGCAGCGGCACGGTCGCGGGGTCGCGGCCGATGAGCACGGGCGCGGGCACCGGCAATTCCGGCCAGAGCATCGTCGCGTAGCGCAGCCCATCGCACAGATCGTCGTCGAGTTTGAAGACGCGTTCCTTGATGCGTTCGTCGTCGACCGAGGGCGCGTCGTGCCAGTGATACGAGCGCATTTCTTCGACCAGCATCGGCGTGCGCGCCTCGATGAGATACATCTTCTGGGCGCGGAGCCAGGACTGCACGCGTTGAATGCCCAGCAGGACGGAGTTTTCAGCCGCGCTCGCGGTGATGCCGTGCGTGGCCAGTTCGATGAAGGCTTGCGTCGCGGTGCGGTCCATGCCGAAGCGGACATCGGTGAAGCCGTGCACCAGTTGCAGCAATTCGGTGGCGTGGTCGACGTAGGCCGACATGCGTTTGCGGTATTCGATCCAGGGGACCAGCCCTTGCGGCGTGGCTAGGATGCCGACGCCCCCGAAGGGATGGTCCGCGCCGGGGTCGAGGCCCACCAGCAACGGCCAATTCGGATCGGGCGTGGGATACCAGGGTAAGTGCTGTTGGATGCGTTCGGTTTCGCCGGCCAGAAAGACGCACGGGTCCATCGTGTCGCCGTAGATGGATCCTTCGAAGCGCACGAATTCGGCTTCGTATTCCTGCCGAAAAAACTGCGGATCCATTTCGCCGCGGGCTTCTTCGATTTCCTCTGCGGAGATGATCGGATTGTCGATGGTCTTGTAGCGACAGGCCCAATAGCCGGGCCGTTGGTGATAGCCCGGCATCGCGCGTTTGTAGAACGCGTTGTACGACCAGTCGAAGCCATTCGGTGAGGTCGTGAACCACGCGGGGCCGCGAAACTCCGTCAGTGCGGGACGGAAGGTATCCCAGGCGAGCTTGCGAATTTTTCTGGTTTCGTCGAACCAGCCCCAGTTGCAGCCGGGCCCGCGCATGCGTTCGGGGTCTTCGGCGGAGCGGAACTGCATGCGCGCGCCGTTCTTCAATTTGAGCGTCGTGAATTCCGCTGACCAGCCGTCTTTCGGGACCCAGGACACCGGCACGACTCTCATAACGGCCGGAATGACGTAATCATTGAGTTCGGGATAGCTCGGCGCGACGCACCAACCCAGCGACTCACGCAACCGCGCCGCCATGAGCACCGCGGCCACGGCCCCGATCAGGGTTTTGCCGCCGCGCCGGCCGGCGAAAATCGCGAGCCGATGAAACAGATGCTGCCCATTGGGATGGAAGGAAAACAGCGCGCGCAGAAACGCTTGCTGCCACGGGTTGTGCTTGAGGCTAAATTTGCCGGTGAGATTGCTGGCGACCGCGCGAGCCACGGCCTAGTCCTCAACATCGGGGAGCGCGACGGTGCGCGGAATGCCCACGACGGTCCCTTCGGGGATCGCCCGTCCGTCCGCTTCGAGGCCATCGATGGTGATTTCGAGCGAGAGTTTCTGATCGCCGTCGCTGCGTTCGAAGTTGCGAAACGCGCCGCGGCCTTTCAGGACCGCGAGCGTGTATTCCTTGTCGCCGTCGTCGATGCCTTTGATGAGATTGTCGACGGCACCGGGGACAGCGCGATGGTCGAGCAAACCAGGGACGTCCGCGAGCCGCGCTTCCTTGCGCGCCTGAAACAGCACTTGGCGCACGTGATCCACCCCGGTCTTTTCGTCGAGTTGCAAATGATTGACGATTTGCATGATGTTCAACCCGGCCAATCGCAGGACGACAATCGCGGTGCCTTGCTCCCCGAAGGGATCCTCTTTGCCCAGGTCGACCGAGGTCAGAATCTCTTGCAGATCACGCCGGGGCATTTTCGGCGGCTTCGGCTTGATCTTCGGCGGGGTGATCCCACGCGCCCGGTAGAGTTCGTCTTCGGTCACGCCGTCGCACTCCGCAAGCGGTCGAGCATCGCGGTATCGAGAAGGACGACGCGTTTGCCATCATCGCGCACGTGTTGCGGTTCGATGGCGAGCACGGCCGCGCACGCGTCGCGCAGCGCGATGTTTTTGCGCTCGAGCACATCCACGATTTCGCTGTCGCGCAGTACTTGGTCGCGCAGTTCGCTGACCACTTGGCGGGCTTTCTCGAGGTCGTCACGGACGCTGGCGATGATCGCGGCGTCGTCGTCGTCGGCGGCGTTGTTACGTTTCGCTGGTTTCTCGGGTTTCTTCTGCACCATTGCGGACTCCAGGAGGAGCACCGGACGCCCAGAGAGGTTGCCCGTTGGCATACACCACGAAGTTGCCATCGTCTTGCAGCTGGCACATCGCGCCGTCCTCTTCCGTGTTGGTCGCCCACACCGGTTGGCCATCGGCGCGATAGAGCACGAGGTTGCCATCCTCCTGCATGTTGAAGTTGCCGGCATCGACGAACGGTTCGCCGGTGTGCGTCGCCCAGTACGGCCCATAGCCCGCTTCGTAGGCAACCACGTTGCCATCGCGTTGGTTCTCGAGGTGATAGCGCCCATTGGCGGAGTAGAGCCGCTCGCCCGGCGCGAGGTAGTCGCCGGGCATCAGGCGTGAGCGTCCCTCTGACGGAGGCGGCGGCGGCGGCAAGGGAATCGGCACGATGGTTCCTGACTGGCGATAGGCGCGCAGGCCATTGCTGACGATTTTCTGGTGGGGCATTTCCCACACGTTGCGCACGGTCTGGAGGCGCGCGAAGTCTCGGCCTTGCCGGTCATTCGCCAAGGCCACCCATTCGAGCGGCAAGCGACCCCCCCAGACGCACCAGCTGCTATGCCCGACATAGAGCGCAAAGCCGGCGTGGCTGCTGCGTTGGTAGTCCCCGAGGATGAGGCCCGGATCGGACACATCGCCGCCGGCACTCGCACCGGGGCCAAAGGGTTCGTGATTGGTCTTGGCGAGTTCCGGCATGAACGCGTTGTAGGCGAAGGGATCGGCCCACTTCGAGTGCAGATCGCGCGAGAGGTGAATATCCATCACGTTCGCGCCGAAGTGCGCGGAGCCAGTCGGCCCATAGAGGCGCTCCATCGACGCGAGCATGTCTTCGTTGGTGCCATCGGAGGCGACTGACATGGCCGGCGAACTGAGCGAGAGGCGCAAGCCGGCGGGCACTTTCTGACTCAGATCCGCGAGCCCCTGTTGCACGTCCGCTTCGGTGAAGCCGTTGATGTTGAATTCGTTCGCGTAGTGGAACCCGTAGACCGTCTCCCACAGCCCCGCGCCGCCGATGGTCGCGACGATCTGGTCGTGGAAGCGTCGCCGCTGGTCGAGCGTGGTGTAGTGGCCCGCGCCGCCGAACACCGTCCAGTGGATGCGGACGCCATACTCGAGCGCCAGTTCACACGCCGTGACGACGAGGCGCGGCCACTCGGGATCGCGGCCATCGATGCCGGCGTCGCGCCACGGATCGGGCATCGTGCCGCCCATCGTGTGCAACAGCCCTTCGAGGTCGAGGAAACTGCGGACGATTTCCGGTTGTTCCTCGCCGCGCAACCAGTCGAGTTGCGTGCGCACATGCGTGGGGTCGTCCTTCACGCCGCGCAACAGCCAGAAGATCCCGCGGCCCAGGCGGGCCACGGTGGTGGCCACGACGTCGGGCGCGTCGCTGTTGAAGATGACGTCTTGCGGGGGCACCCAGACGTTGCCGGGGCGATAGGTTGCGGGGTCGATCACATTCCAGGTCGGCCCGCCCGGTTGCGGATGCGCGCCCGCGGCGTGAATGAGGTCGACCTGTCGCTCGTAGCGCCGCGTCTTGATGACATCCATCGCGACCCGCACGCCGTTGGGGAACGTGTAGCCCGCCTCGGCGGTGTCTTTGTGGATGTGGCCCCATTGTTCGTCGGGATAGTCGTGCGTCAGCCGCGCGAGCACGCGTTGCGTGAATTCGGCGCAGCTGCCCGGTGAATTCCACTGACACAGTTCGGGATGGGCGGCGTGCGTCGCGAGCACGACGTCGCTGCGGTCCACGTCGGCGGCTTGCGCGCCGAGACGCAAACTGAGAGAGGACGTGCGGGACCAGGATCGTTGGTGGGGGACGGGTGGGAACAGCAGGTCCGCCATAGGTCAGGTTTTACCCTAACG